ACAATCACTACAACCGTTACAACCGCTACAACCGCTACAATCACTACAACCGTTACAACCGCTACAACCGCTACAATCACTACAATCGCTACAACGGCTACAATCACTACAACCGTTACAACCGTTACAACCGCTACAACCGCTACAATCACTACAACCGCTACAACCACTACAACCGCTACAATCACTACAACCGCTACAACCGTTACAACGGCTACAACCGCTACAACGGCTACAATCGCTGCAATTCCAGCATCCTTCATTTTTTTCATTTTCTTCTTCGTACAGTTCGTTGTTTTGCGAGAAAGAAACACTAACGCCGTTTATATTTTTGTCGGCGCGTTGCAGAAACTCTACATAAGAGTTGAAAATTTGTGTCTTGTTCATGTTTGTTTGTTTTTATGATTAATATACAATTATCATGCCAAATAATCAATCAAATCGAAATTATTTAATAAAAAGTCATCGTGCGCTTTACCGGCCTCATATAAAAAGTCGTTCTCGATATAAAGGTAACGGCCAGCAAAACAATCGTCGTCCATTGGTTTAACCGGCAAAACCTCCACAACCGTATTGTGTAGCTTATGCCGAACGGTGCAACCGGTTAGGAATTTACTCATTTGTTATCTCTTTATAAACACCAGGATATTTTTTAAATTTATGCTCCCAGAATGTGCGGCCCTTGCTTTGACCCCACATTTCTTTTAGATCGGCGTCGTATTGATTTAACACCATAGGTTTGCCAACCGGCCAGTCGTTACCAGGGAAGTCAACGATAACGACAAATATCTTTGGTTTATTTCTCATAATATATGATTATCGAGTATTGATAAATATTCCTCCGCCGTATATGCTATATAAACCTCGCGGCCTGCCGCACGCCATTGCGCGTGCACCATCATTTGATCAGGAGACAAACCGCCGTTTTTAGTTTTACGCTCTTTTTCCATCTTTAACTCCACGCCGCACGGCACACGATACATATTAACGAAGTCAGGTTCCCCTGGCGTCACACCCATCGCCTTAAATTTTGCCCCCTCTTGCATAGATCGCGCACCACCATTTGGCACATGAAAAAATAATCCGCGAAGCGCCGGATGATAATTAAATGTATATTGGAAAAGATCGCTCGTCATTTGATCCTCATTATCCCACTTCCGGCCCAGCAGTACTGCTCGCGCAGCTATTTGTCTTTCGGTTAGCATTATTTATTTTTTAAAAAGTTTATTAGTTGTTCGCCTAAATATTTTGTATATTGTGGTGGTATTGATTGCGCTAATTCCTTTTGACCCAACCAATAAAGACCAGTCATTTCTTGCACGAGCTTTACTCCCGAGAAATGACCAACATATTGGATAAACTCATCGTCTTTAACTTTTCTTCCCATCTTTGCGTTAGCGTGTATATGCTTATCGTGTTTAGGCGATTTTAAATATATATTACTTTCGAATAATCTATGTCTGTATGTTTTCATTCCAAACATTAATCCGCACAAAGTGATGGGATTTATTAACGGACTACCAGGGACGTTTTCAATTATATAAGGTAGTCCGGTTTTAATTAAAGCGTCGCGAGTAACACTTATTAAATCATCGTATTTTTTTCCTGCGACTCGAAATTGCAAAGATGACATAGAATACTCTTGACATGGCGGAGAGGCGTGCACTGCATCGTATTTTTTATAATTTGCTTTTAAATATTCTATCGCATCTGATTTTATAAATTTACCTTTGTGTCTCGGTTGTTCTGTTATATCTACCCCAGTAACATCAAAACCAGCCTGTTCGTATCCGTAACCTGCGCCACCTGCACAACAGTATAAATCTAATAATTTAGGTTTTTCTCTTATTATCATCTGTCTAATGAAATTACAAAAGGGGTTAACAATATATTCAGTTTCGATATAATACCAGCAGCCCGTTCCCGTTTGATCGACAACTCGTGTGGGTTTTTATTATTATGGATCACGGACGCCCTATGCTCAAGTTCCGGCAATAGCGCACGCGCTTGCGTCAGTTTTGCTTTTGTTATCATTTCGTTCTCCAGATACGGTATTCGTTTTCCTTTTCGGCGGCGGCGGTTCTAAATTCCATCAGCTTTTGTTCCGGCGTTTTGGCCAGGTTGCAGAACGCGACCCTCCATGCCGAAATATTCTCGGTTGTAAAGACGGTAGAATCGCCAACCTCAAGGAAGGTGAGCATTTCCTTCATTTCCATTAGCCTCCTGCTCTTTTCGTCCGCGTTTAGCTTTTGTGCCCGTTTGGGGGCCGGTACACCTTTGTCGATCTTTAGCATAGAGCGAATATACTAATTAGGCATTAGGGCACCGAATTATTTCGCCGGTTTTGCCGATTTATTTGGGTTGGCTACCTATTAGGTATAGGCGTTATTAGGGGTTAGGCCTGGCCCGATCCACGGCGTAGTAGGCATTTCTGTACTGACGTAGTAAGCGTAGTAACGAGTTTCATTAGGCGTAGAAAACAGACAATTTCTCGACGACACTCCTAATTAGGGGTCGACGCATCTTTTTCCTCACTCATTGTGTTATTCGAATTCTACTTACTACACTTACTACTCTTACTACATAATATATAATAGAAAGATTATCAACGCTTTATGTGCCGAAAAAGTGTAGTAACCACTTTTTCCATGCTTACTACACTTACTACGCTCAATTTTCATAATATGTCTGCAAAATTTTTTATAATCTTATTTTTCTACTACCTTTACACAAAGATATAAGAGGGATATCATGCAAACAACAAACGGATTTCAAAAGGGTGTACAGAACTGGAAGCTCCGATCCAAACACGGGAGGGATAAAATATTCAATACTCCGCAGATATTATGGGAGGCTGCGTGTGAATATTTTCAATCGGTAGATGATAATCCGTGGTATAAAATAGAGGTAAGCAAGAGCGGCGAAAGCGCAGGGGATATGTACGAGGTGCCGACCATATTGCCATATACTATTTTCGGCATGTGCACTTTTTGGGGAGTAAGCTCTATTTATTGGACCGAGTTTAAAGGACGAGCGAAAGATAATTATCCTCATTTCCTTGAGGTGATCAGGTTAATAGATGATATAATCATTAACCGTAAATATACCGGCGCAACGACGGGCCACTTTAACGCGCAGTTTATTGGTAAGGACATCGGTTTGGTTGAGCGTAGCCTGGTGGGTTCCGATCCGGACAACCCATTGCCAGGGGCCATACAGTTTTATTTGCCAACCAACGGGCGAGAGGTAATAACACCGATAACGACCCAGCAGCAAAAGACATACGTCCTGCCGCCGCCACTTCCGTCGCCGGAAATAGATTTTATTCTTGATTAACTAATGCGTTAACCGATGCCGGATCGCAACCGGCCTGCAGAGCCATTAGGCGCAGGAGCTCTGTTTGCGCTTTGGCCTGGCGTTTAAAATAATTCACTTCCAGGATCGCACGCCATATTACTGCGCTTACGATAATACCAGCAAATGATAAAATGAAAATACTTCCGGCATTAAGATTGTCAAAGTTCATAATTTTGTAATTTATGTAAAGGTAAAAAACCGCGTCCGGAGACGCGGCGGTTTGGCACTGTTCGCTGCGATTAGCTACTCGGCCCGATCTTAAATATTATTAAGGATATTGTCCTAATTGGCAACCAGGGCACTGGTCTTCATCTATGCTTCTGCGAAGGTCTGAATCATTTTCTATATCAAAGTAATACTTACGATAAGAAGAATACTTAGCTTTAAATTCTGTTTTTGTAACATCGCGGCGGTTATTAAATCCGAGTTGCTGTATAGCTCCGTAACCATAACCGAACATAAACATCTCGTCTTTTGCCAAAGAGATGCTGGTTTTAAAATCTACGTCAACTTTATTGTCGTAGCTATCTGTTAAGACGGTCGAGTTTGTAGAGCGAAATTCTATTGCGGCGTTAATATCGTATGTTAGCATATCATTTGTGTTTCCTGATATACAGCAAATTACGTGCCAAACTTTCAATCAATGAAATCCGAAATTATAAGTTAGGGTGCTTTTAAACAAGAGTATAAGATAAACGAAACCATCTTTGCATGGCTTTACACCCGACCCTTGCTGGAATAGCTCCCACAGAAACTCATCTTCGTTTATTAGACCAACCGGCACAATATAAACTCCGTAGTGTTCTTTCTTTGATGTATTATACGAGTAGTCGTATAGGTATTGAAATAGCTTACTTAAATCTATTATTAACATAACGATATTTTAAAAGACATACACGTGGCAGTCCGGTTGAGAATCGTCCATCGACCAATTATTGCGGTCGAGGACTTTATAGTTAGATAAGTCTTCGCCATGGTGATCGCGCTCGTATCGTTCGGTATGCGTCCGAATGATGCTAACGTTAGTAGTGGTGGAGTAAATCTTTTTACCCTTCCGGCAGATCGCGATTATGTCCATTACGTGTGCGTTTTAAAAGTTTATCAAAAGTTTCTTTATCTAATTCTGTTACCTCGTCAAAATACATCGGCTCGTCGAAAGAGTTAAAATCATCTGGGAATGAGTTAATGATCATTTTGATGATGCACTTAGTTTTATCAGACGAATCTTTCGCTCGTTTTACAACTTTAGCGAAATGACTTTTCCGTTGTGATCGGATGCTCGTTATGAGCTTGTAACGTTTGTTGTTTTGTTTCATCTCTTACGTTTCTTTTTGCAAATAGGGCAATAACACGGTAGGTTGTAACACTTTTTAAGTTTACGCTCATAGTCGCGATCAGCGTCCGGCCAGGTACGGACAACATTCCACGTAATACCTGCGGCATTACACGCAGCGAGTATCTTTGCGCCGCGCCCAGCCTTATGGTTCTTTATGCGTGTAATAAAGGTAACGGCATTAGGCGTGTAACCGAGGTAGTGGCTGGCGTGCTTTAGCGGCGTATCAAAGTGGATCAGGTAAACCATAATATATGATTATTGTTTCTAAGCCGGTTTCATCGTCCGTTATTTGTAACGTCTCCGGTTGGCGTATCCTTTCGTGCTCGAGTTTGATCGGCATGAAAGGATAAACGCCACGGGTGCGGTCGATTGTTTTATTTTCCATTATTTAACGCTATACCTTTATTAATAGCCGTAACGGTAGCGGCATTCCATTTATACAACATGGCGTCCATTTTACAATTCTCGAAGTCGGCGCTCTTATTGCCAGATAAAGAACTAAGGAAGTTTTCGACGGCTATACGCTTAACGTTTTTGCCGGAGGCGAGTTTTTCTATTTGTTGCGATGTTAGCATGTTATTTGTAGATTAAAATTTAACTGATCTTATTACTTTACAAAGTTCGGAATATTCTCCGGTAGTTAGATATTTCTTTGCGCGTGGGCAACTATACAAACTGCCGTACATACGGATTAAAAACTTAATGTCATACTCACAATCATCTGCTTTCTGAAATTTACGGTTAATGCAATGCTGGGCGAATGCGAATGCTTTAAGATCGAGCAACGCTTTAACGCTTGCCACTTCGTTACCTTGCTCGGCTTCCCATATTTCCATAAATAAGGGGTGGCCGGAAGCATTGATAAGATCGCAATCATCTTCGTGTAAAAATGCGGCGGCCTCGGTAGGTATGTTAACCAGGTAATCTTTGTCGTCGGTATGGCGGCTGCTTCCGTAGTGGTTAAGTGCCGCGCCTCCTATTAGTATCCTGCTCATAGATAAGATATAACAATAATCATGCCAAAAAGTAATCAAGCGCGAACTAAATCGCTACCGTTATAAACATGGAAAGTATCTGCGCCAGGTAAAAAACAATCGTTATACCTTGATATACTAAATGGCTTTTCAAAAAGATTGGTTTGGTTGCAGTTGGTAGGCGTTTTTACGCCGCCGCGTATAAATGTCTGGTTACACTTTTGCAGCTTATGCACGCCACCTTTACGCGGATTAGTAAAGTGAAGGAAAAGAATTATGTATCTGCGCATTTTATTATCCTTAACGTATTGCATAGCGTTAACCATGTTACGCAAAACGGTTTCGGTAACGTGTTTATGATCGGTTAATATGCTAACCAACAAATCGACATCGGTTATGCTTTTAGAAAAACCCTGGCCGTCCGTATAGTTAAACAAATCCAGTTCTATACCTTTTATTATTAGTTGTTTCATTTTAATTGCTTTTTATGATATAATGCAAATAGTATGCCAAAGATAAATAAAACGATCTATTCTAAAAAAATTATTTTTATAATTATTTTGACTTAAAAAATTTACTTTTACATTATAGCAAAGGTTAGAGAAATACAAAACGTTAAAGGGACATATCTGTTCGATTGCCCAGGTTGTGGCAATAGCCACGCAGTTAATACCGATCCGAAGGAAAGTCCGTGCTGGCGTTTTAATAATGATATAGATAAGCCAACATTTTCTCCGTCTATACGTGTATTTCATCCTGCTAACCCACAAACCGGCACTCCGGAGAAGACATTGTGCCATACTTTTGTTCAGGACGGCAGAATAAACTATCTAAGCGATTGTGCACATGCGTTGCGTGGCTGGTACGATTTGCCCGAGCTTTGAATATTGAATCTTTTACTTACTTTTACAAAAATTAAATGATTATGAAACACATCAGAATGGTGCTGATCGCACTACTTTGTTTCGCGGCCCCACCTGGCGCGTTTGCGCAGGTTCCACTTAATGGGCCGTATGAGGTATCCGGACAGATGCTGAACCTTGATAATGTGTACTTCAATGAAGTTACGCCAGACAACATCGGCACGCAGCTCGATACCGGATCGGCTACCGTCAAAATGTACCTTACCACATGCAAGATGATACCATTGCAAGGGACGCAAACAGACTCGCTGTTTTATCCTTACCCGATTGTCGGTTATGGCCACCTCGAGGTAAAGGTTAGCCTCCTGACGGTAGGCGTAGGCACGTCAACGGTTGTAGCTACTTTGGAAAGTTCGACGGACGCGATCCACTGGGGAACGGAGGTTGGCGCTTCGCCGATCACGCTCGTTGCTAATGATCTCGCGTTATTTGTATCCGGAGGGTGGAGCTTTCTTAAAGATGATAGGTTTTACCGAGTCAAGTTAACGCCAGACGGCACGCATCAATACGCAGCCTTCGCTTCTTACTATCTTAATAAAGAGTATATTTATTACCGAAGTCAGTAGAAGCTACTTAAACGATATAAAAAAACCCAGGCCGAAACCTGGGTTTTTTCATTCCTATTACTTACGATCCTTACAGCGCAGCGTTGGCGGCAGGAACTACAGTAATACCTACCACCGTTTCCGTTGTCGGGTTGGGGTTGGCTACCGTGTAAGTAATGTTAGCATTTCCTTCGCTTACGCCGGTAATAAGGCCGTCGGCGGTAACTGTAGCCACCGAAGAGTTGTCGCTTGAAAACGATCCACCTGGCGTTGCAGGAACCGCGTTTGCTGTTGCGCCTACCTGTACGGTGGTGCTGTCGACCTTGAACGAGGCGTCGGCCTGTACAGGAGGGTTTCTCTTATACCAGTCCGCGATAAGAGCGCGGCCCACTTCTTCGGGTGTTGCGAAGATCTGGGTGTCATCGAATGTATCGCCGTCTTCGGTGATGTTCTGAACATTCTCCGGCGTTTGCTCATCCTCTTCGGCGAGAATTTTAGCCACCACCAGCGCGATGATCAGGTTGTTCTTGAGGGCGAAGCCCTTGTCTTTGGCATTCCATTTTGTCTGCATGTTGCTAATTTTAGCGGTTAAAAAAAAATCTTTAATATTCGAAATTAATACAGTTTTTGTTTTGGCACCACGAAACCTCGATCCGTTTAAAGATCGAGGCACATGGTTTTGTTTAACCGGATCACAACTCCGACTAATCGTTGAATACAGCAATAGCGAGAAGCGTTTTCTTTTGGCTATCTGTAAAGTTTGCGCGGTTGCTAAGTACGTGCGCCAGGGTAAGCTCAAGGAGCTTGTCGAAACTTTGTAGCGTATTAGATAAGGCAGTGTGTTCTTTTGTAATATCGGTAAGGCGCTGCTCTAGTTTATCGCGATGCGTAGCTACCTCGGTGAGCTTTTCGTCGAGGTTTGCGATCTTTCTGCGCTGATCCAGCATAAGGTTCATCGCTGCGCCGTGCGTAGTGGAGTGATCTGTAATATCTTTCGATATATTCATGGTGGTTAACAAAAACTCGGTAAGCATGTTACGCTCATCAGAAAGCTCTTTACTTACACGATCCTTATCGATAAGTCTTTGCTTAACGTTGGCGTCGACTTGTTTAAGTAAATCAATCATGTTGCCAAATGGCAAACCGTCAGCATCATTCTTTATGCTGCCGTGTACCGATCCTGGTAAAAGAATACTCTCTACGTTTTCAACAAATAAACGCAGGCCGTCTTTATGCTTATCGAAAGCCACTGCGTTAACAACCAGGGCCTCTACTTTGTCCACCATTGCGTCGGCAATATCTTCGTGCGGAGCTATTGCGCCGACATGCACATACTTTGATAACTCACGGAGGCTTTCTACTTTAGTAAAGTAATCACGAAATTTGTTAGCTTCTTTCAAAGCCTGACCCATCGTAACCTCAGCCCACTTGATGCCAAAAGTTTCGTCGTCTATAAGACCTTCGCGAATTGGTAAGTCTTTATCTATTTCGTTTGCTCCGAACGCCGCGAGCGTTCTACCGGCAGCGTGTAGTTTTGCGAGGCCAGCCGATGTTAGCGTAAACGTGCCGCCTCCTTTCAGTTTGATTTGAATGCTTTTGTTCATGTTGTTTTATTTTTTACAAATGTAAACACTTCGTGTCAATAAAAAAATTTTTAAAAATAATTTTTTTAGAACAAAAATGTTTATACATTTATGCCATGATTGCAGAAATAGAAATAACCGACATAGTGGATGATAACATACACTACCGGCGCAAAGCGAAAGTAACTGGTTTAGATAAAATACATACCGTTACCTGTTATAGTGAAGTAATTGACAAGATACCATCTTGCAACCTTGCCAACGAAACGCAGGTATCTATAGATTTTGATCCAGTAAAGCGGTCGCACGATGCGTTGTTTGTTGTAGGCGGTAAGATTAAAATAAACTGCGTCCCAAAACTTGTCGCCAATAACGCCGCTAATGGTGTATTATTAATCGTAACCAGCATAATAGAATAATAATGGCAATACCTACAATATTCTGGCTCATCAAAAAAGGCGTTGTATTTAAGTTGATTCACGTTCACTATGGTTTTGGAGATCGTTGTTTAATATGGATAGTTAATAAAAAGATTTACGATATTTTATTTATAAAAATCAGATAATGAAACACGACATTGAAATACACAAAGCAATAGAGAGCACTAAAATAGAAAAGCTCCTTAATGATATATCTAATGCAGAAACAGGAGAAGCGAGAGAGGATTATATAGACCTTCGCGCCGGTTTTGAAATAAGAGACGAAAGCGACTTTCACTTAAAATTCAAACACACTTTAATAATGCTTTTAAGGGCTATTAAAGAGAAGCTGCTTAATCCGAATACAGCAATACGGCCACTAATCTTACCGGACAACGCAGCGCGGATGAGGATCGGGCCAGCGGAAATGCCAGTAATAGAGTGGGGTATAACTTGTCTCGATAATGGTTTGGTTATAAATACCAAATACGATAGCAGAGTAGACACTTTCGAATTACGGATTATATTAATCTCCTTTTAATGGAATACGATTATATTTGCTATTTCCACGGTGTATGCGAGCCAACCAACCCTGGCGGCGCGTTAGGGTTGGGCGCGGTAATAGTTGACGCCAACGGAGAAGTGATGGACGAAATGTCTAAGCACGTTACGCCGCGTCCGGACAATACAAACATACTCGCCGATTACCAGGCCTTCGGTTGTTTGTTGGTGCGCCTTATAAGCGTTACCAAAGACAAACAAAAAATACTGATACAAAGCGATTCAAAGATGGTTATTAATCAAATGAACGGATCGTGGCAAATTAAAAAAGGTTCGTATTATAACTCTGCAATTAAAGCGAAAGAATTGTTAGCTTTAATAAAAGAAGAGCGAACGGTTGTTTTGACGTTAGTAGATAAGGATAAAAACGAAACAGCAGTAACTTTAAGTCGCAAAGCACTATGACAAAGAAAGCTAATCGAGGTAAGTTTATAGGATCACCGGCGCACATTGTAGCCGGTATAAAACTCGAACATCGGTTAATGGAAAACCAATTCGAATACATTGTAAATAATTATATCATTCCTAAAAAAAGCAACTTCTGTGGATATCAAATTAATCGCCTACCAGAGACTCGAAACTAAGGATCAGAAAAAGTATCTTAAAAAATACGAATCGCGCAATGTGTACATCTATTCCGGACAGCATAGTGCATACTGGCGCAGCGGAAGGTGCGGTTATGTATTCGAGGTGGCTGGTGCCGGAGTATATACATTAGCCGAAGCCATTGCTGCGACCGAAAATTCTGGGCCAGAGAAACTTATATCATTTCATTTCGTACCGGCTACCGATCAGGGTGCGCTTCCGTCCGTTAAAGACTACCAGGAAGAAAGTATCTTTGATTGTCCATCACTTATATTCGATAAATATAAAGGCGTAGGGTAACGCGCCAACTCTGCATCGAACGTCAGTTAAGATTAGTTTCTTTATATTTGGAGCTAAAACAATTTCCAAATGAAAAAGACACTATTCTTATTGATGCTATTGATTAGCACATTGGCGCACGGCGCAGGACATCAAAGTTGCCCGACGGGAACTACGAGGTTGACATTTACCACCACATCGTTTACGGTAGGAGGGGTAACTTACCCTCTAAATTCTTTATCTATTGTATGGTCAAGAGACACGACGGCTGTAGGTTTTAATTTTTCTTACCCTCCTATTCCTTACGCACAAGTTAATCCTGTTATTATCAGTCCGCAGCATTTCAATAAATATTACACAGTAAGCGGATCTGATACGATATGCTTTGCATCTGCGACCAGCGTTATAAATTATTTTATAGCACACGGATTAAATACAACAGGAGTAGGTCTTATAACAATAGGAGACCCTGTAACTAATGGAACAGATATGGACTTATTATACTCTAGTGGATCTCCGGCGGTATTAACTCAATCAGATAATTTTAAATATAATTATACAAATGGTTATATATCACTAACGAGATCTGGAAAAACAATAAGAATATTAACCGGCGCAAATACAACAGATAGTGCGGCAACGTTAGCCCAGGTAAGAGCATTGATTTCATCTGGTGGCGGTGGTTCTTTAACATTAGACCAGGTATTAGCCAACGGAGAAAACACAACTCATCGAATTTTAATTACTCGAAGACAAAGTAGCGCAGCTCCGTTATTTATATCAAACGACTCGGCCGCATCTAACCCAGCTTTTACGATAACATCCGGAAACGGAGCGACAAACCTAAATAGCACAGATGTAGAATTACAAGATGCGACAGACATAAACGAAATTCATTTATCTAACTCGTTCGGATATTATTATTTTAATACAGTTACATTAACCACATATCAATACGGATTCCCGACAGCGTCTGGTAGTTTTATATTCACGCCGCAAGGTAAGTCATATACATTTGCCGATAGTGCTGATGTTGGCTTGTCCGGAAGTTTAACAGCAAGCGGCACTGGCGTAGCTACATCTTTTACGTTTACTGTTGCTACAGGATACACGAAGTGTATTGTTCAATCTAAGAATATAGCATCTACAGTTCAGAGTTCTTCTATATCCGGAACTACTTTAACCGTAAATACTATATCGGCACCCATTTTAGGAACTAATAATCTGCTTTTTAATTATATCCTAAATAAGTAATGCAAATAATAAAACCGCAAGCCGGATTTCAAGAGATGTTTTTATCTACACCAGCAGACATAGCTGTTGGCGGTGGCGCTGCGTTTTGTGGTAAGTCCTTCACGGGCCTTATGGAAGCGCTTCGCAATACCGGTAATAAAGATTTCGGGTGTACAATATTTAGAAATACCAGAGAAAACTTACGCAAAGAGGGTGCGATGTGGGATGAGAGTGTTAAATGGTATTCGGGTATCGCCACTCCGAGGTCTGCTGAAATGGATTGGACATTTCCATCTGGAGCGTGTATTTCTTTCGATGGCATAGAGAATGAAAACGATTTGGCTAAATGGCAGGGGTCGCAAATAGCTCTGATAATAATGGACGAGCTCACCGAGTTTACGGAAAGGAAATTTTGGTTTATGTTAAGCCGTAACCGATCCACGTCTGGCGTGCGGCCTTACTTCCGAGCGTTTTGTAACCCAGACCCAGATAGCTGGGTGGCTAACCTTATATCGTGGTGGATTGATCAGGAAAGTGGATACCCTATAAAAGAACGAGCCGGTGTATTGCGGTACTTTACAAAGGATGGCAATACAATAGTGTGGGGTGATACGAAAGAAGAGGTTATAGCTCTTTGTCCGCACATATTTGATAACCCAGAATTTGCCAACGCAGGCATAAACGTCCTCGATCTTGTTAAATCGTTTACATTCATTCCAGGGGTTGTTTATGATAATAAAATAGGCATTGCACAAGACCCTGGCTATTTGGCGAATTTGTTAGCTCTCGACGAAGCTGAAAAGATGCGTTTCTTTGGCGGTAACTGGAAGATAAGAACTGACGGACTGGGTTTATTCCAATACAAAGCAATCGAGTCGATATACACCAACCCGATAGAGGAGCAGGCTTTCCAGTTGATCGGCTACGATGACGACAAGCCGGTTTACAGGCCAATCGGGAGAGTAAAGAAATATATCACTTGCGACGCCGCAAAGTTTGGTGCAGACTTTTGCGTCATCCTGGTTTGGGCCGGTTGGGAGGTTATACACATGACGATATTCTATATTTCAGATACCCATGACATTAAAAAAGAGATTGAATTACTGAGAATGAAATTTATGGTTCAAAAGCACTACGTCATAGTGGATCAGGACGGCGTTGGCGGCGATACGGTTAAGTTTGGCGAGTACGAAGGCTTCCGAGGCGGCGCAGCCCCACTCGAAGACCCTATTATGCGTAACGGGCCAGAGAATTACAAGAACCGCAAGACGCAGTGTTACTACCGTATAGCAAAGCGAGTAAACGAGGGCCAAATAAGACTATCTCTTAATCACCAAACAGTCAAAGTATATACGCCAGGGTCGCCGAACCCAGAGTTTAGATTAACGCTAAAGGTTAAAAGCGAGATGAAGGACGTGCGAGAGTTAGTTAAGCAAGACCTGCGTGCGATCAAACGAGGAGAGTCGGAGATTGACAACAGCGTTGTAAAATTTACTATTAATGAAAAGTCTGAGCAAAAAATAATACTTAACGGAAGATCTCCGGACTTTGCCGACTCGATAATGATGAGAGAAAACTTCGAACTCGAAACTATTTACGATACCGGTTTGACTAAACGGAGTTAACTGTGTATATTCGCATCGCTCTTGATGATTCATGTTTTTACCCTGCGCCGGTTTAGCCATATATCCGACGCAGGGTTTTTTATTAAAAAACAAGTTTCGAGCTATCATACAATCCCCATCTTGAAGCCACGCGCTCGGCTATTACAAAACGCTCCTCGTAATTGCCGCCGTCATCGTTCATTTGATAATAAGCAGTAATTCTGGTATTCAACTCGTCCTGTGCGGAATTTATAATATCCTGGTTATTCATATTATCTACCGATGTTTCGAAATTGTTTTTCATAAAAAATGGCATTTTGTTCGCCTCTAATGATAGAACAAATACTATGCCAAATATCTATCTTAACCGTCTTATTTTTTATTTTCTTTTGGTGTTCTTAATTTTTTAGTACATTTGTTTTATTAAACGTTAAGAGGTAACGTAAATCAGTTAAAAAAACCACTAATTTATGCGTGCCAAATTCCCATACAATCAGCCACTGCCTGCCGCGCTTTCGGCAATAACGCAATCCGCTATACCATTCAGGATGGATCAGATTGCTCGCTTCTTTTTTCAGCAATACCCTCAGGGCGCGGTATCGCTTACCACTACGACGGCAAAGACGAAAACTGCGTGGGACACGCTTATCGCAGCAAGCGATGCGACAAAAATTGTTTATTCGCCAGTATTCTCTAATCCTAAAATAACACCGAGCACTCCGCTCGAGATAGGTGCTAATACTAATGCCACGTTTGCCGGTTTGCCCGAGCTTTACGATGAAGGCGTTATCAAGGTTACTGGATCATTCCGCAGCAAGGACGCTCCATCTATGTTATCTATGCAGCAGCTTACCCAGTATTCTTTGCAGAATACGGTTGGCGGTTCGGGCCTGGGTTTATGGATGGTAAATAAGGACGGATATATTTTCGGAGACAATGACGCCAGCACGGACTTCCTTCCGTTTATGGTTTATAACTTCAGAACAAGCGCTCGCGGTTCGGATGGTTTGAACGCTCCGGATATATGCGACTTCTCGTTTGATATGTTGCCAACGTGGGACGCGAACCTGGTTTGCGTAATACCGACGGCACCATTTGATCCTATTGCTAATTACGCGTCTTAATAGACGATAATAAATAAAATAAAAAAGGGGGTGTAATTCCCCCTTTCTTTTTCTTATGGAACATGTGGTTTTATATAGCGCAGAAAACGGTGGGGTAAAATTTAAAATCGATCACGCCCAGGCGATATTTGATCTTAACAAAAAGAACCGCACCGCATCACCCTGGGTAATGAAAGACCCAAATTATACTCTCGATACCGATGGCAATATTATCAAAAGAGAAGCTGGCGGAGTTAGCTAAAAAACCTGCTAACAAAACTCAGATAGATAAGGCGAGGCTTCAAGAGCAACGGCTGCGCTTCCATTGCGAGCCGATACTTGAAAAGGATTGCCTCCCGTCGGAGGCTATGCGAGATTTTACCGCCTGGGCTCGTAGTATGATAACCACCGAAAAGTTCGTAAGGTTTGCCCAGCTACTCCGCACCCCTCTAGATACGGTAACAGTTACAAAAGATATATTCAATCAGTTGTCTAAGTTTCTGGACGCCCAGGATCGTTTTATAAAATATGAGTTCGTGGATAGCGAATTGCAAAACGATTTCAACGCATACCTCGAACGCATAGGCGACCCTGACTTTTGGCGCACACACGCCCTTGACGCGTTGCGTATTGGCATTAACAGCCTGTTGGTTGTAGACTTACCGGCAACACAAAGCACGCCGCGTCCAGAGCCTTATTATTACAAGCTAAGTATCGATAATGTTGTCGATCTTGAATATAATGACCATAGCGGCGACGTAGAGTATGTTATCTTTAAGCAAGACAAAGAGGCGAAGGTTGTAGTGGCTATAGACGGAGAATTTTATCGCACATTTACAAAGGACAAAAGCGGTAATTATAATCAAACAAGCGAAGCTCAGCACTCGTGGTATGACTCCAACGGCAATCGAACGAAAGGCCTGGGTTATACTCCGGCAGTTTCTTTTTATTCTCATTCTATAAGCGATACAAAGAAAATAAATAAACGCGGCCCGATCACAGATGTTCTATCTAAGCTGGACTGGCTTTTATTTTTTACGACCATTGCTAAGTATTATTTCGAGTACGGGCCTTTCCCTATTATTGTATCATACGAGCTCGAGAAAAACGAGTTTGATGAAAAGCGGAAAGAGCAGGTGGATAGTAATGTTTATATTCCGTCAAGCTGGAGCCCGTATGATAACATAAATGCAGATGTCCGAAATCCTAAAACCGATAACCGTCATTTGATCGGTGCCGGTTCTACGATGACAACCAAAGCTCCAAAGAAGAAGGATGACTTTGATCCTATGGCTAACCCTATTAAGATCATCGAAATGAGTGTCGATAATCTGGACTGGGTTAAGACATACGTCGAGGATTTGGGCGCAGAAATAGCGGAAAAGTGTACCGGAGAAGACGGTAGCTTACTAAACGCGCAGGCTAAAAACCAGGATCAGATCCAGGCGGCGTTTGAGCGTAAGGTTGCCATCCTTGATGATATATCCGAAAACTTTGAAAGGGCGCACAAGTTTGTTGTATCTACTTTGGCGAAGTTGAGGTATAACCCAGACTACGTTGTTAATATTATTGTAGATTATGGCGGCGACTACTTCCTTAAAGACGCTACAACGCTGACTGATGAATATGCCGGAGCTTTAAAAGCAAACCTCAACATCGGCTATACCAGCTCTCTTCGTTTGGCTATCATAAATACAAAGTATAAAAACAATCCCGACGAACTGGCCAGGCAAAAGATACTTCTCGATCTTGAGCCGTATCCTGATTTGACATGGATGCAAATGCAATCTTCGGGAATAAATGTAGCCGATCCAGAAAACTACGTTTTGAAATTAAATTTTACTACCTTTATAAACCAATTCGAAAGATATAACGGCAATGTTGTCGAATTCGGATCGCTTATTTCTTATAACAAAAAAATAGAAACCATTTCTAAAACTTTAAAATCTTATGGCAAAGGAATTAAATACAGCGGAGCAGATCCTGCAGGAGCTGGACAAAAACAACCCCAACAATAAACATCAGGCGCACGGTAAAACAGTCGGCCAGATGAAGGAGTTGCACATTGCGCAGCGCGAGGGGAATGTAAAGATGATAAAAGCCAACAAAGACGGCTCGCGGGAAATACCTGAGCACGAGGCTCATCTTATGCACGTATCTATCGAGAAGCGCGAGTTTGATAGCGAAACCGGCGAAAAGAAATCGAAGCCTCGTTATCGCGCTTTCGATGTTACCGACTTCCTGCGGATGACAAAAGAACGTGCGTTTATCGGCCAGCACGTTGAAATAGTTCACGATCCACGGACAAAGGATGAGCAGGCGAAAACTCCGGCAGTTGTTAAAGGGCCAAAGCTCGACGCAAATGTAGAAAAGATGCCAGAACCGAAATTGCGCGAGCTTTTCAAAGCGCTGTTTGGAGAGGAAGCTGATGTATTGATGGAGCCAGACGAACTGCGCCGGTTGATAACCGAAAAGCAAGAATTCCTGGTAAATGAGAATAAGAAGAAAACTATCTAAGTATTTTCTAACATGATAAAAGCGCGAGATACCCTCGCGCTTTTATCTATTTTTTAACCATAACGTAAATAAGAGGTATTTATGCCATTCGATTCAACATTTACGGCAGATGAAGCTGAAGCAGCCATCGCCGCCGACCCCACGATAATAGATCGCTTCGTGCCGGTACTTACAAAAAAGGATTATGTCGTGCGCAGTAAAGCTGCAGACACAACCTATGTGCAAAACGAGCGCACATTGGCTATCTCCGAAAAGACAAAAGAGCACGCCACGAGGTTGGAAAAGGATGTTCTGGAGTTAACCGGTATTCCTAAACTCAAGCCGGAGGAAAATGGGGGGGCCGAGGAAAAATACTACGATTATCATAAGCGTGCGATGAAAGCCCTCAAAGAAACGGAGGCCGAGTTGTTAGAGCTTAAAAAATCATCAACCCTGGGCGAAGGTGAAAAACAGCAACTGGCTTCAACGAAAGAGCAGATAAAATCTCTTAATAAAAAGCTGGAAGAAAAAGAAGCTGGTTTTGCTACCGAACTGACAAAAGCCAAAGCTGAGGGAAAAATACTGATGGCTGTTGCTGGTGCGCGATCTAAGTATATCAAAACCTTACCTGCATCCGTAACAAGCACAACCGAAAGTGTGTTGATCGGACAAATGCTCGCCGCAGCTAAATTTACCGATGATAATAAAATGTATTTTGCTGGCGCTGACGGTAAGCCGATGTTAAATGCTACCACGCAGGAATTTATTACCGCCGACGAGTATTATGCTGTAATAGCTAAGGATATGTTCGATCCAGGCCAGGCGGCAACCGGCGCTGGTGCTGGCCCAGGGCCAGCCGGTACGGGAAGCGCCGACAAATTACCTGCAGATATTACAACAAAGATTCAGGCCGACGAATGGCTGGCGAAGCAAGGATTGGTGCAAGGCACAAAAGAACATACAAAAAAGCGCAGAGAGTTAGGGATTGATAAACTTCCTCTGCGTTAAAGACGATCATTATGCAAAAGGCAACCGCCCCTCCTGTTGTAAAATAGCAAGGGGCGGTTCTTTATTTTATTACCAATTTATAGGTATAGCGCGAGTAGAGTCCACTCTTATATCGTTTATTTCAAACTTACACCCATCTATAACTATAAATTTAAAACCTCTCGGATTAACAAATATATCGTGATTTTTTATTTCTGCGAGGGTTAATTTCAAATTGCCGTTTGAGAATCTTACGTTTTTTTTCATGATATCGTTTTCATGATATATAGCAATTACCGTGCCAGTTTTTAATCATTCGGAAGATATTTTTTCATTTTTCTTTTTTCTTTCGTTTTTTATTTTACATTTGTAGTGTGAATTACAAAGAGGCTGTAAACTTCACGCCAAACAAACAGCTAAGAGAAAGCAATTTAATTCACTTTTTAATTTTTATTAATCATGGCAGGTTCAAGTTTAGTGGGCACATTAATGCAGCCCCTTATTGACAAATACGAGCCAGACACGCTCGATCATAATGAACTCCGTTTTTCCCGTTACGGCGCGTGGAACCTTACCCAGGAAATGTCCGATATGATAGAAAGTATTTTATCGCCAAAGAATAAAGAACTGGCGGTTAAGTCTTTCGGTAATGTTGTGAAGATACCGGTTGTAGATTTCAAGAACGTAAACATAGGCAACACCCGTTCATGCACGATAGCTGATAGCGAAAACGTTTCGCATCTTATCCAGCTCAACTTTGCAACATACAGCTTCGGTTTTACCATGTATCCGAGCCAGTACTACAATAACTACGTGGAGTATGAGTCCGACTGGCAGCGTAAGATGAACGCTTCTTTGCTGGCTTTTGCTGCGGCCCTTGATAGCGGCGCACGTAATAACTTTGAGTTGAATATCAATTCGTATTTCCCTGCAAACATCCTGGCTTATTATCCGCAGATAGCAAATGCCTTCCAGGTTCCTAACGCCGGTAAAGAAGATTTCTTCAACCAGTTCCAGGCGATTATGATGGAAATGGACTATTACGATCAGATCCACATCCTCGGCAGCACTTCGCTTTTGCCATTGGTTAATCGCTTGAAAAACCAAAGCTCCCAGAATGCGATAAACGAAAGTTTCCAGCTCGATCCGTGGAAGTGGAATACCAGCAACCGCGTAACAAATAATACTGGCATAGCCAGCACGGTTTACGGAATACCAGCGGGCCAGGTTGCAACGATCAACAGGAACGACCCTGATGCTATTGCTGGTTATAAGGTAGGTGGTGGTGATCGTCCGCTTATCGAATGGACGGAAACATACCTGCCGGTGGTAGGATTGAAGGTTGGTAGCTATTACCGTAACGATTGCGCCGATGCGAGTGCGCTGAACTCCGGCACGGTTGGCCTTACTCGTACATTGAAAGAGTCGTTTGAATTCTCTACTGATATATGTTTTGTAAACGCTTACAACAGCGACCCTTCCGGCAGATTTAGCCCGATAGTAAAAGCAGAGATATCTCAGAGCTAAAAATAAAATGTAATTATACAATAAGGCGGCGCAATATACGCCGCCTTATTTGTTTTTAAAATATAATTATGATACGATATATTATAGCGATAACGGGATATCTTATTTCATTCACTTGCTTAGTGATGATATTTATAACTCCCTTCTGGAATTTACGATCAATTAATCGTCAAATAAAAAACAAAGAGAAAGATGTATAGTCCATCGGCAATTCAAGCGTCCTTCTCGAAATTGGTTGGTTTCTTGCAGGCTAACGATCCAAACGTCCCGCAGATCAGCGGTAATCTTTTATTATCAGACTCTGGGGTGTTTATGCAAAACATCCACCCTCTGGCCACATTAGATAATCTATATTACGCCTGTCCGGACTTTACCCCAACTAAGTGGCCTGGTTGGGTTACTGGAACTAACTATGTGGCCGGTAAAATAATAAACGCGGCCACAAGCGCGACAAACTCCACCCTAACCCTCTATAAGGCTCTAAACGCAATGACGCCGTCTACCGTTGTTCCTTATACCGACACGACTAACTGGGCTCCTTATAACCCATACCTTTTGTGGCTTACCCAGCTTTTCAACCAGGCCTCATCTAATTGCATAGGCGAGGTGGTTAAAAGAAAGAAACTTTTCAAGATGGGAAAAGCGCTTCTCGAAAAGCAGCAGCTCTACAGGGGTTACGGGCAACAGAATAACACCATTGTTAAGCTGGGCCGCGCAGTCGGCTTCGAAATTAAACCAGCGGCGGTCGATGGGCTGCTGATGCAAATTGACGCAATAGGTATGCAAGTAACGTCATCGCAGTCGGAGCTTAATTGGTATCTATATCATAGCTCGCAAGACGAGCCTCTGGGAGTATTTCATATCCCATTAACGGCTCAAAACTTCGCGTGGCAAGCAGTAACAAATTGCATATTAGGATTTAAGCAGAACGGATCAGATACGTCTGGTGTATTTATGCTCGTTTATTACGAGGATGATCTCGTAGGCCAGGCGGTTAGTAAAACCTGGGACTTTGGATCAGCTCCGTGCATCGGTTGCGATCAGGTTAACGCGGCAATGTATAACAAGTGGAGCCGATACACTACCATCCGCACAATCGAGGTTGCAGCGCAATACCTTGACGAAGATAGAAATTTATTTAATACCGCTGGCGTGGCTTATGGTAATAATTCAAATTACGGAGCTAACCTTAGTATCACAGTTCGTTGCGATCTTACAAACATAATCGTCGAAAACAGAATATTTTGGGCCGACGCTTTTGCTTATCAATTAGCCTATGAAGCTCTAAAAGCTATTGCGTATAGTCCGAGGGTTAATCCGTTTAATGCCAAAATACAACAGATGGCGATGGCTGATCTTGACCCAAAAGTTTCCGGAGCGTTTATATGTTTGTATAACGACTCGATAGATACTTTGAATATAGACTTAACCGGCTTTTCAAAATCGTGCACGCCGGAGGATGAATCAAATACAATGTCCTGGGGATCGATATAATGATAGGTAATGCTGTTTTATTAGACGAAATAGAGAGTAAATTTACCGACTTAGATTCGGCGATGAATTCTTTTATCGCCGAATTGATGGCTAACCCAGATTTTACAGATTGGCTCATTTGGTTTAATATAAAACAAATGCAAGAGGGCGAAAGGCCCGACGGTAGCGATATAGAAAAAACTCCTTCCGGTAGGCAAACCAGCGCCAAATACGAACCGATGACCAAATGGCAAAAGTCTCAAGGGGGCAACGTTGTGGACTTTAGGGGCAACGGAGACTGGGGTATTGTTAGGCAAAGCGCTGTATCTTACGATAAAGTAACTTTATTAGATGAGGGCGATTTTTACAAAAGCGAGAAGACGAGAATAGCCGGACAAACGATTGAGCTATTTGCTACCGATCCAAAGACGGACGAACTTATTTCAACGTGGGGTGATGTAATAGGAGTATCGGAAGAGCATATAGCTGAATTTATCGAAATAATAAGACCCGAATTTATTAGCTTCGCACATAACTACTTTGAAAGATGAGCCTGCAAACCTTTCCAATAAAAATATATAACTTCACCAATCCGGTTGGTATTGATGTAGAGATCGGTAAGGTGCAGCAAAAGCTGGCTGCAGTAACTTTCATTGATACCATATTTGGGAGGGCTACTATCCAGCGTCGACAACTGGATCAAGATGAAGTAAAAAACCGGCTTACCCAAACTGACGGCATAAAGGGCCGCGAGTTGTATTTTTCGTATTATCCGCAGGCTCGAAAACTGGATCAGGACGTAGATGTTAGTTTTTCAGATGATTACCCCTCCTTTTGTTATTTCCTTCTGCGCGATCCTATAAACGTTTCGCCAGCTTCCGATAAATGGGATTTTACCGAAGCTCAGGTTCAAGTCGCCCAGCCGGTTAGTCTTTTCTTTTGTTGCGATATGAAAAAACTCGATCCGGCAAGTGATCAAAATTTCTCCGAGGAGTTAAAGCTGCAGCTGTTGGCCGTGTTTAACACGATTCCCAGGGCCGTTGTATCTACATTATACGAAGGAGGGGAAAGTATTTTAAGAGAGCTATCTACAACGCAAAAACTTTTGACATTTACTCGTTATCCTTACTATTCGTTAAGGATAGATTTCGTGCTAACTTACCCAGCATTCCAGGAAAACGGGAATACCGGTTTTGTTCCGAGCACGTACTTAGACCCATCGCGCACAGCTACAATACCAAACGTTAACCCAGGAAACGCTAATCTTAGTTAATATGCCACAGCAAGACGTAGAAAAGGTAACTCTAAAAATAAGATTAATAACCTTGATAACCATTGTAGGGTGCACAATATCGGTATGTTTAACTGTTGGCATTTATGCAAATAGCATCGAGAGTAAGCTAACAAAACATCAGGATAAATTAGAAGAGCATACAAAGGACATATCTCGTATCGATTGCAAGTGCACAGATTTACAAAAAGAAATAAACGACATAGAGCCATGACGTGGATTATTCAATTAGCGTTATTTATTAACGCCGTTTTTATATGCTTCGATAAATGGAAGGTTTGGCGCTTCCTGGATGTTTACGAGCGTCGCCGCCACTCGTGGATGCCTGATTGGTGCGAGTTTTGCGTTGTATTCTGGACTGGCTTAATATACTCGATACTTCATTACAAATGTATGAATGTCGATTCGTGGTTTTTTGTATTTCATTTTATCAAAGGTATGTGCGTGGCAGCATTATTTACTGTATTTAGAGCTATAATTTTAAGAAGATGAAAATAATAACAACCGGCGCAGGTAATACCATAAAAATATTCTCATCGGCTAAAGAAATGCCGATTGATCGCTACAGCGAATATCTTAAATATGCGGTCATTAAATCCGGCATAGGTAGCAATGAAGGAGACATCGACGCCAGGTATGCAAAGGTGGCCGCGTTTATTACGGAGGACAAAAAAGCAGATGCACTAAAAGAGCTAGAAAACGCCAGGTTTGCTCTTTTATCGATACGTGACGGAGTAAATTACGACGCTTACTGCTTTTCATGCTTTATACACTCTATCGATAACGTTATTTACGACGATCTTACCGACGAGGGTTTTGATGTTGTAATAAAAAAACTGGGTGAAATAAAAGTTACCCAGGAGGAAATAGAGTCCGCTGTAGATGATGTAAAAAAAAAATCAGTGACGAAATAGAGTTAACCTTCCCTTTGTTTTCCAATGTTGCGGAAACGCTTATTTATTACGGGAAGATTAAAATGTACCTACTCTCTATGGGGGAGGAGTTGCAAAAAGAAGAGCCAAATATAGAAGATATAAAAAAGCAGCTTCTTTGGTTTCAAACAAACACAAAACCTCTTAATTTCAGAAGCACCGACGAGGATAATGTTCTCGTCGTTATGGATCGTTATTTCGCGTCAACTTGCTCGGCAATGGAAAATAACGGGTCGATGAATCCGCACAAATATACGTGTATGCAATTTTACGCGAAGCTCGATTACTTACAAAAAAGTACAGCCAATTTAAACACTTAATATTATTACCTTTAATGCTATGGGACAGGGCAATCCGATAAGGTTTAGCGACCTTTTTAATTTTCAGGATAATTCCGATGTTAAGTCGGCGACAGAGATGATTGGCGAGTTAAATGCGTCTTATAAACAGTTCATCGAAACTGTTATGGGAAGTAATTTTTCAAACCTAACTAATCAAACTAAAGAAATAGCTAATAGCACAAAATCGTTGGTGGATCAAATCGCGGCCACTACCTACTCTACTAAAGAAGGGCAAAACGCTCTAATCGCATACACCGACGCGATGGCCCAGCAAGAAAAAGCGGTAAAAAATTTAGTCGATGCAAAGAAGGGTTTAAAGGATGTTGAAAAGCTGGCCACAGATTCGGTAGCAGGTTTGAAAGAAGAATATAAACGCTTACAGGCGGAGTACGATAAATTATCACCTGCAAACGCAAACCACGCAGCCCAAATGAAAACTCTTTCAATGGCCGCTCAGGATACAAAAGAAAAGATAACCCAACTAACAACGGCATTCAAAACCACTACCGACGTTGTAAAGATTGCACAAAACTCATACGCTTCGCTCGATGCGGAAAATAAAAGATTAATAATATCACTAAAAGCAATGGAAGGCGGCATGAATCAAAACAATACCGCCGCGAATGCTTTACGTGATCAGATATTTAAAAACACCCAGGCGCTGAAAGAATTCGACGCTCAGATAAATATTCATAACCGCAATGTCGGAAACTATCTCGGTGACATACAAAAAGCGGCCCAAATAAGAAAAGAGATGGAAATGCTAAAGTCATCCGGACAAGAGGGCTCGGTTACTTATGGCAATCTAAATTCAACTCTTACCACATTGACGTCGAGTTTAGGTGGGACTGGTACTCAGTTAACAATGGTAACATCCGAGATGAACCGGTTGGCCGAAGCCGGACGGATGGATAGTGTTGAGTTTGAGCGTTTGTCGGTATTGGCAAAACAACTTCAGGCGGAAATGCGAGGCGTAGGCACTTCCATACACGAAGGAATAACCGAGGCGGCGGAAAAGGGAGTAGAGCAACTAAAGGAATTATTTATCGCATTCTTTGTCCTTAACGAGGTTATTAATTTCTTCGAAGGGATTAAAGAAGAAGTGGAAAAAGCAGAACGGGCAACGGTGCAGCTCCGCAATACGCTCGAGTCTTTTGGCAAGGGCGAAGAGCTGGAAGGTATAGAGGCAAAGGTTGAAAAGCTGCGCGAAGAGTTTAAGTATCTCGGAGAGGCCGAGCTTAATACAGCTTTTTCTAAATTAATCACTTACGCAAAATTAAGCGAGGAGCAAATAGATCAACTTCTTCCGGTCATTATAAATTATGCCGCTAAACAAAATGAAACGATAGAGCAAAGCACGGCGACATTCCTTAAAGCTCTCGAGGGCCAGGGGAGAGGGTTGAAAGAGCTCGGTATAGATGTAAAGGATGGAGGAAATGAAATAGAGCGATTTGGTATAATAATGAATCAGCTCGGCCCGAAGGTTGCCGGAGCTGCCGCAGCGTTCGAGGATAGCGACTCTGGAAAGATTGCCGGTTTTACTCGTAAAATAAAAGACCTACAAAAGCAGATAGGAGAGTTTATGTTGCCGATCCTGGCTGCGTTGGCTTCCGCACTTATGATCTTACCTCTGGGGCCAATAACCGTCGCCCTGGGCCTATTAACGGCGGCAATGATCGCTCAATATACCTATACTAAGCTGACAACCGAAGGGACGGTTCTTTACAATATTGTGCAACGCGCAAAGGTTGGCTGGGACGCTTTGGCTACCACGTCGCAGATTGCATACACCCAGGCGTTGGTATTGTTTACCGGCGAAACGAAGGCGGCAACAGCGGCCCAGCTCGCCTTTAATGCCGCTGAAATGGCTAACCCATTAACCGCCGTAATAGCTGTAATAGCAATAGGCGCAGCGGCCCTTGTCGCATACGCAGCGTCTACACGAAACGCAACGAAGGCTGTGCATGAAAAAGCCGAAGCAGAGCTGAGGGAGTTGAATGCGAAAAAAGCATTAAACGAAGTGCAGTTGATAGCAAACAGAAATGTGGCAGATGAAATAGCGGCGGTAAATAAATTAGTCGATATAATAAAACATCATAGCAATACTCTCGATGAAAGAAATAAGGCGTTAGAAAAATTGGTAGCATTAAATGAAAAGAATTTATCCGGACTAACATTGCAGAATATAGAGACTGAAAAAGGTATAGCGATACTGGATCGCTATATAAAAAAGCTCGAGGAAACGGCTTACGCCGAAGCTCTGGAAAGTAAGTTACTGGAGTTAGAAAAAGAGCGCGTCGAAAACAAACTTAACAAACCGAAGGAGATAGCACAATATAAACCAGACACTCGCGGAGAAGACCCAGCAATGGTAGCGCAACAGCAGAAGCAAATAGCTTCAATGAATAAGATCGGGCAAAACATATATGAAGAGAAAGATAAAGCAATACAAGATAAAATAGATGCGGTATTAAACGAAATAAAGGATCACCCAAATCCTAATACCCACAATAATAGCACATACGAAGGCGGAGCTGATCATTCGGCCCAGGAAGCTCGCAAAGCGTTTGAGCAAAGATTAAAGGATGCCGAATCGTTTTATACGCGGTGGGCGGATATTGTCAAACTTGGATACGAAAAAGGTCAAAAGCTCGACATCGATGAGATCGCTATGGAAAACGCGAATCTAACGATGGCTCGCGATCTATACCGCCAGCGTCTGCAAATACTCGAGGACTATCATAAAGGAGCTGGGAAAGATGATAAGAAGTATTTAGAAGACAAAACGGCTATCGAACACGATTTAGCCCTTGCGGAAATAAAAGGTGCACAGGCGTTGCGTAAAATACAGGAAGCATCAGATAAAAAAAACGCAGAAGCATTAAAAAACCTGGACGCCTATATAGATAGACTTCGTAAAGGTCGTCAAGAGTTAGATGAAATATCCGAAGAGTTAGGTAAAGAAAAGAAATATCACGATGAAGACTTAAAGGACGCGAAAAAGACGTCTCCGATACTCGCGATGTTTGGGTTAGGTAGCGCAAACGATGATTTCGACAAACAAATATCGGACATCGACCGTCAGATAGATAAAGCGTCGGCAAAAAATAAGAAATTAAAAGAGGCATTAGCTAATGAAAATAACGCCTCATCTGTTTTTGGTCGCGCTACCGATCCGGAAAAACTTAACGGATTGCAAAAACAACTCGGACAAAGCGAGATTGATGTAGAGGCCGCCAATAGTAAAAAGAAAATAGCAATAGCCGAAAAAGAAGCAGCAGGGAAAGAGGCGGTGTGGAATAAGAGTTACGAGTTAGGCACAACGCTGGCCAATAACTTCTTTAAACATCAGCAAGATTTAATCGAAAGCCAAATGAGCGCGATGCAAGCGTCTGCGGATTTTGAAATGAATTTAGCCGGTAACAATGCTGCGGCCAGGCAAAGAATATCTCAACAGTTGCACGATAAAATGCTCGCTTTAAAAAGAAAAGAAGCAGAGGCGGAAAGAGAGCAAGGACTTTTCTCGGTTGCGATCAGCACGGCTATGGGTATAGCTAAAGCGTTAGCGGATTATGAGTGGCCCTACGACATGGTGGTTGCTGCTATTGTCGGCGGTTTGGGGTTAGCACAAGCGGCGGCAATTACATCGAAGCCCTTACCTAATTACTTTGTCGGGCGCGGCATGGGTAAAGACGAATTCGCCCGTATAAATGAAAAGGGCTTCGAGCTTATTGAGCGCGACGGCCAGTTGCGTGTAGAGGGAGGTGGTAAAGAAACCACAACCTTCCTTCATGCCAGCGATAAAGTACATACGCACGAGCAGTCATTGAAAATATTAAGCCAAAGCAACGAGGATATAACGACGAAAGATAAGTGGCTTAATGATCTCCTGAAAGGTACTGGGGCTGTGATCAAAAAAGAGGAAAACCAAAAACGAGAGGTGGCGAAAATAGTTGTTACGAATATGCTATCTAAATCAGACATGAGAGATGCAATGTCAGACGCTATAAAATCGATGCCTCCGGTTGTGGTTAAATTACCGGCTAAAGGAGTTTCGGATCGTTTATTCAGAGTTCAAGAAAGAAACGGATTATGAGTTCTATACAGACTAACATTTATGATACTAATGTATTCTTTGCCATTTTATACAATGGAGTAAGAACGTTTATCCTTGAGCCTAAAGGTTGGGATCAAATAAACAATCATATTCCTCGTGATCCGACTTACTATGGTTTTACCGCAGACTTCCTAGAGGATAATTACGGAATGTTATTTTCGTTTATCGACGACGGCAAGATAACAGGAGGAGGCGCTTTGCTAAAAAATATTTACGAGACGATAGGGATGGGGCCAAACTCGCAGATATTTTTTCAATTCGGATTAATGAATAGCAATACGCCAGTATTATTAAACCAATGGAGAATAAATCTAAACGAATATGAATATGACGATACGATAAATGGCGGCGTCGCGGTTACTATTGAAAAGATGCCATTTCAGGCAAAGTACCGCTCGAGGGCCTCCGTTCCGTGTACGATAAATAATTACAATAACATGGACGGCGATATTCTTACGCCGATATCTACGTGGCAGCTTCGGTTGCATTCAAAAACTTTGCTAGAAGAATCCATCGCGCAAAGTCCGCAGCCTCAAATAAGCAATGAAATATCGAGCCACGTAGATAGTTATTTCTTTATTCAACCTGATCAAACAAATCTGATTGCGAGTGAACTTGCAACGGTTTACACTCAGCCTATGGGTTTAATAGATACCGCATCTACTAACCCAAACACAACCGGCACCCCTGGAGATCCATCGACTTCCGGTTTAGATAACTCTGCTTTTTCTCCTTTTAAAGATAAAATAAATCAATACACCGCGCAAACCGCAGGTTTACTAAATATATCTTACGCTGGTCACGGCACTTTTTATTATTGGAGAAGTAGCACCGACCTTATTGGTTGGGCAGTAACGCCGCGAGTGGTTGTTCAGCGGTTAATTGGCGGCGTCGCTACAATAGTTAATGTGGTAGTCGGAACCACTAAAATAGTAACCGTAATAGCAGGAGCGTTTTCGCCTCCTATATCTCCGACTCCTCCGATAGTTGGAACGTTTCCATTTAACCCAGGGGCTGCGCCTATACTTTCATCTGTTACTGGCGGCGCACGCGCTAATTGCGTAAAAATAGAAGGGTGGGCTTTCGATGAAGAATTTGCCAACATACCAATCGAGGCGAATGATTTAATTTACGTCCATTGCATTATGTGCCCTGCGGTTACAGGCGGAACTGGCGTCCCTGGTTTTGTTCAAATTGATAATTATGAAAACGATATAACTTACTCTCAATTAACCACAACGCCAGGCACAACCGCGCCAGCTTACCGAATATTTGATGTAATAACTCAGCTTCTCGAAAATGTTACCGGACAAAAAAATGGATTAATATCTTCATTCTTTTCGCCAGGTGGCGATGGTTATAAATACCTCATAACGAATGGTTATGGAATAAGAAATTTCGGTGGGCCAGCATATATGATGCGAAAAGACTTACAAGGGATCACGGCAGATATGCAGGCTATGTTTGGGCTCGGTATGGGTTTTAGGAATATAAACGGAGTTGATTACATGGTGTTAGAAAAAGCTTCTTTCTTCTTTAAAAACCGGATCATCGGAGTTTATAAAAACACATCAGGATGGAAGGAAAAGAATTCAACAAAATGGTGTTTTAATAAAGCAGATATAGGGTTCAATAAATACGAGGGATTAAATTTAGTTCAGCAGGATGAATTCTGCACAGAAGGCTCTTATCTTTTGCAAGATGTTATCTATAACAATAATACCCTGAGTAAAAAGTCTAACATAATCGCTGCCGGTTATATAATAGAATCGCAACGCAGACAGCAATTTTTAGCCAACCCAGGGCAATCTCTTACATTCGATAACGATATATTTATTATAGCAACAGCGGAGCCGTGCGTTTTCGATGCGTCTACGATATCCACAGATGGATTGCCGATAGTAATTACATTCAGTGCCTCGTCTTCGCAGTTCGGAGTATCTATAACATCCGCTGCGCTGCAACCAGGAGATAAAATACAAACGACTACCGGTATAAATTCGGGAACGGTTTTCACTGTTGTGTCGGAAGTTTCAGGTTATCCTATTTATGGAGCAGACGAATATATTATAACACCAGCTCCGTTGGACGAAATAATAAATACAGGGTTAACGATAACGCCACCATCTCCTAACCAGATATTTGCCGAAAGAAATCAACCTTTCAAAATATGTTCTAACGTAATTGATCCGTCAACTATTTACAACGGGAGACTATCTATGGATCACATACTATTTAACTGGCGTGAAGTTTTAGGTATAGGATTATATTTTCTTAACCCAGGATCACAAAACTGGAGAGTTTCGAAAATAGTGCCTACGCTTATTAAAATGAATTCTTTATTTACATCTCAGTTTTTACCAACAGAACCGAATAAAGGAAATATCGGAGATTTACTAACAGTTGAAATAAACAGGATAAACGTCAGCGACTTTATGCGTAACGGCACATCTTTGTTTATGCCAACCGAGGCGGAGTGTAAAATAAAAATAGGCTGGAATGAAATGAATGTTATCAGGTATGCGTTGTCCGGATCATTAGGTGACGATACAAAAGATAACGGCGGTTTAGTTTTAGCCGATGATAATAATGTTTTGTGGTTTTGTCATGTTATGGACATATTATACAATTTGAAAAACCAGATGGCGACATTGCAAGTTCAAAAGGTTTATAAATTAACTTTGTAACAATGGCAAAGAATAGAGATAATTTTTTAAGATGGACTGGAGTTCAGACTCCGAGCCCTTACACGATAACAATAGGATCACAAACACTTACCTTTTACGCTAACCAGGATTCAATAACATTCAATCCTCTTGACGTCATGTCGGCTTCGTTGGGGTTAAATTCCTATTCGCTTGTGGTTTTTCAGATTGTTGATTTATTTTTAAATCCGGTAGCTTTCGTTCGAGAGCCATACTGGGACGGAGTTAGTAACTTAACAATATATCGTCCTGTCGATATTACTATAACGCAGTTGATATGTGCGTTTTCTATACGAGATACAGCAGGTAATTTATCAGATGGAGCGACGGCAGAAGATACATTTATAGACATGTCGCCTATACTAACTTCGTGGATCGCTTACGCACCGTCGGCTTACTGTACTTTAGATAGTTCAGGAAACAATAACGGATATTTAGCGTGGGATGAGTTAGTTTTAATTAATACAGGTACTGGTTTACCTTTAGCTCCTTTAACGTTAAAGCCGAATGTTTTAAGTGACGCAGATTATATTGCTCCGATAACAGATTATGTTACATGTCCCACCATTGGCGGCACGGGAGAATATGCTCCTTTAAGTATAAGTAATTTCACGCAAAACGGATCTGATGCTAATCCGAATGATACTATAACTATTACGCAGGTTACATTAACGTGCTCCGCTTGTGGAGTAGGTGGGGCCGCAGTAACTATAAACATACCGTGCAGCATTTCGCCAGGCCAAACTCAGCGCTTCAATGTACCGGCAGGGGTTACATGGACTTTCACCTTGCTATACGATGTAACGCCAGGTGGTAATATGGACGCCGCTACGCCGCCGAGGTATTGGTGGAGCCAGGCGTCCGGCGCTGTTGACAATTACCCCACAGGAAGCCCGAATCAAGTAATAAACGCAGGTATAATGGGCAGCAACCCACTTTTAGTTCCTTACCCATTAGGGTTAACAATTTTTGCAAAATGAAAAAACTTAATCGCCCTTACGTTAGAACCCCTGAGCGTAATTTTACTCCGGTATATTTACCAGGAGAGGATTATTCTTTTTATGTAAACTCTGACGAAATACTTAGTGACGCCGGAGTAGCATCATTCGAGTTAAGGGTAATAACATCACACGGAGTCTATGTTACCACGATACCAGGACTAACAGCTTTATATGCTTATGGCGGAACCGCTGCGTTTGATCTTTATATACAGAGTTTTATTTTTCCGATGTTGTTTGATGGATATTATTATTTCCAAATCTACAACACAGCCGTGTCGTTAGAAGTTTTTAGATCGCTTTTGATACTTGTTTCTAATGATTGCCTGCTTGTTACAACTCCGGTTAAATTCAGGCATAATGATGTGTTATATGGAATACGATATGACCTACTGCCTGATTTCTTTCAAAAGTTTCGACTACCTTTAAATCAGATAAAAGCTCCAGAGGTAAGATCAGACCGAACGCAATACAGACAAGCGAGCGAAGGGCGAGAGCTAAGGAACACAAAAAGTTTCAGGGATATAGTTTTAACTGTCGAAATGTACTGGGCCGCAGACGATGATTACGAAGCTCTTTCGGCTATGCTCGAGCACGAATGCGTTTACATAAGTGGAAATAAATTAATCTTACTAACACAGGTTCGTACCGATAAGCCGAATGAATGGAGTAATTTATCGAAAGGGACGTTCGAGGTTATAGTAGATGATTATGACTTAGACGTTACTTCTTTTGAATATTACGGAGATTTCATATTTTGGGGAGGCACTACATACGATATTTTTACTACCTTTATTGACGGCGGAACACCTTAAATTTAATCAACATGTCTGATACACAAATGATACCTGGGCGCGTAATTCACTTCGGCACAACCGCTGCGGCAATGACGGCATCTAACCCAACTCTCGCATCTAAGGAGATCGCAATAGAGTCTGATACGCAAAAATTCAAGATAGGCGACGGAAGCACAAAATGGAACGCCCTTCCTTATCAAACCGGATTCGGAGCGGTTCCGAATTTTCAACAGGTTTTAAATGCCGGTCAGACGGCTAATAATATCGGAGGAAATTCCGGAGCTCCTGAATTATCTGACGCTACTTATAAAAACAGATTCGGAGCTGGGGCAGGTTATTCTATTATAAAAATAATAGGATCGGTAATGATGGCATATTTGAATATCATAAGCGGAAACCCAACTTTATTTCTTACCATAGACGGAACGAATACATTTATAGCCACGCAGGTTGGTTCTTATATATCTAATATAGCGGCTGGGATCACAAGAGGAATAAATATATCTTATAATATAATTTCTTACGGATGGAATAACGGAAGCAGCTTGTTTAATCTGCAAATGCAATTCCCTACAACGCTGACGGCAAACACAACTCTAAATATTCCTAATTGGAGGAGTGGGGAATTATCTATGATAGGTAACGGAACTTCGCCCACAAAAACATTAGGCGCAGGGGCCGGTACTGGCGCGACATTAGTTTTCGCATCATTAAGCGATAACGTTAAAGGTTTTTTCGTACTAACAACAGGAACTGGATGTACAGGAGGTGGAAGTACAATAACCACAATATCTTATGCTCCACAGTATCCTACCGGTAGTACACCCAGGGTTTCTATTAGTCCCGTAAATGCCGCTGCCGCCGCGCTTGCCGCCGCTGGTAAAATGCCGTTTATTATAAGCATGAACGAAACGAATTTCCAGATAGCATCTAACGCAAACGCTCTGGCTGATTCTACAGATTATAGATTTGTTTATCAGGTTAATTTTTAATATTATGACTTACTCAAACTTAATGCTTTTCGGACTCGGCTTCGCCGGTATTTTGCTTCATTGCTTAGTTAAGATAAAGCAATTAAAAGACACAAACACTTTCAAGATCGGCACATATTTTAACTCCGAGTGGGTTACTATATGTATATCGACTTTAGTGGTTGTTATTGCTATTTTGTGCAAAGATGAAATTCCGAAGCTAAAGGTGGCGGACGGATACCTGGGCCTCGGGTTCGTTGCTTTGGGATATATGGGGCAATCTATTTTAGTGACTTTCATGGGGAAAGCAGCAGAAAAAATCGGGATCAAAAAAGATGAAGAATAATATCTATAAAATATCGATAGCGGTTTTATTACTCGCTTTGTTTTTGTTTTGGAGGCACGATGTTGCCGTAACTAAGGTTCGAGAAAACCTGGAGCAAAACTATGTGCATAAGGATAGTCTGGTAAAATATAAAGACCTATACAACCAGGCTCACTTTGCGATCAAAACGCAAAGCATAACCAATGACGCGGCGATGATCGTTTATCGTAATTTACTAGATTCGCAAAATAAGGAAATCGGCATAACCGAAAAGCAGCGCGATTATTATGTCGGCCTGGTTGCGACAAAACACGGAGTAAAAATTATCCCTATTCACGATACGGTTAAAATTCCTTTTGGCTACACATATTCAGATGAAAATTACTCTATATACCACGACACGCTTACCGTACCTTTTACGGATAGTATTGGCCTAAATATTAACCGGTATTGGAAGAAACCGTGGCCTTTCGGCTTAAAATGGAAGAAGCCCTTCCCGCTGGCCGACAAACGTTGGTTTCTCGACGTTGGTAGCGCGGACACGGCGGTTAAAATTACCTCGCTAAAAGAGGTAAATATTGACAACGACTTGTCGCGTTGGGGCATTGCTGCAACCGGCGGTCTTACATTGCCAAACCTACGTCCTGCTGTTATGATCGGCGTATCTTATAACATATTTAGATTCGGTAAACATGGACATAAATAAGCTGGTCGGTATCATTCCCGATAATATACTAAGTACATTAACTCCAGATTTTTTATCTAACGCCGATATAGACGGCCCAAAACGTCTATCTAATTTCCTGGGGCAAACAGAGGAGGAATCCGGTAAGTTTACTCAAGAGGTTGAAAACCTTAACTACTCGGCCCAGGCGTTGCAGGATTTGTTTTCTAAGCATTTCCCAAACGACGACGAGGCGAACTATGCTCGCCAACAGGAACGGATTGCGAACCGTATTTATGCCAACAGGAACGGCAACGGTGATGAGACAAGCGGAGACGGATGGAAATATCGCGGGCGCGGCAGGTTGCAAATAACATTCTATGATAATTACAAAGCGTTCCAGGATTGGTTGGCCACTAAGGGAATTGTGGTTGACTTAATAAACAATCCAGATATAGTAGAAGAAGCTCCCTATGATCTACTTTCCGCTGCCTGGTTCTTTACGTCGCACAACCTTTGGGCTATATGCGACAAAGGTTGTGACATGGCAACTGTTACAATAATAACCGAGCATATTAACGGCGGCACAAATGGGTTGCAATTACGGTATCGCTATACTCAGCAAATATATACCGCGCTAACAAGTTAACCACAATCTGAAGTTTCATTAAATAATTTCCAATGAACCCACCTATCTTTAATCCAAAAACCCCACCTTCTTTTGACTTTAAATCTTAAAACTAAAGTCCAGCAATTTTGATAAATATCTAATTTATGCCGATGTTCTGCTTTACGAAATATTATTTGTCCTGGATGAATTATTTTTTTAGTAGTATTTATTCTTTCATCTAAATCATCTACACTCCAATGTTCACACATTGGTTTTTCAACCGTTTCAACATAACCTCCTTTTAAAATTAAAGATATAAAACCCCACGGATGGTCGTGGCAGCAATTATGATCTGAAAGTAATATCTTATGAAGCATAAGATTAAAGTGTTTATTTTTAATAATATACCACCTAATCATATATTCCTGTCCATTATCCCTGTAAATAATTCTTTTTTCTCGGTATAGCTTCATAAAATTGTTTTTAAATTATCATTCCGTGTTCTTCGATCTTACCGGCCCACCACGCCTCGGCTTTTGCTATGCTTTCCGGCGTTGTGAGGCGTTGAAATAGGTAGGTAGCATTTAAGGCGGTGCTGTGGATCAAAATATAATGTTTCGCCACCTTTGCCATGCGTCCGTAATTGTAAAGCTGGTTGTCGTAACCCATAAACTCAATAAGGGCCAGCAACGACCCGACTGGGTTACTTTTCGTACCGGCAGCGGTTACTTTAAGGTCTAAGACCGCAAGCTCGCTCAAGAGGTAGTCTAAACGGCCCGTAATAGCAAGAGAAAGCCCAGAAACGTCGTCTGTTACCGTTCCGTTATAAGATACCTGGCTTTTCATGAAACGCAAGTACGTTCCGAAGTCGGTTTGTATTTTTGCCGCGATCCGAAGCGCCACGCTATATAAACGGTGGTTCATATCTGCACGCGCCGGTTCTGTTAAAATAAGATCGACAACGCTACCGAGCTGCATCTTTTCGGTAGGCGTAAAATCCTCGACAATTCCATCCTTCGCGCTTTTGTAAAAAGAGTGCCCCTGGCCAGGTAGTCTAAGATAATCTTCAAAAGATAAATTATCGTGCTTAACGACATTTGAATATATCAATCCCATTGTAAAGAAATAAAAAAAAGGTAGATTGCTGTTAACAATCTACCTTTATAATGAATGGATATTATTTAACTCTTTCGCTGCGAGGAACCCATCCTTCTGGGATTGGAACGTAAGCCGTGTCGCCATCCTTGAGAGGGTAGTTGGTGTAGTTAAGCACAAAATATATCGTGCCATTGCTTACGCCGTATTCTTCGGCCAGGGCTGCTTTCTTAGCCCCTTTGGAATATTTCTTTCTGATCTCCTGGGCCTTCGCGTAATCGAGGGTGGGCTTATGGCTTTTACCTTCGCCGTCTTCTATTTTTTTAGCTGCCTTCTTCGGAGCTGCGGCCTTCTTAGCTGGCGCGGCCTTCTTTGGAGCTGCTGCTTTCTTTGCCGGAGCAGCTTTTTTGGCTGGAGTGGCCTTCTTAGCTGGAACCGCTTTTCCGGCTTCGGCTTTTACGACGGAGGATTTAACCGAAACCTTCTTCCCCTCATCGTTAAGCAGGGAGTAAAATTGGTTTGTATCGTTGCTCTTTGCGTCGATCTTAATGTCTTTACCGCTTGCGGTATTGGTTACACGGCCATCTGCGTGGAAGGTGTAACGGCTAAAGTTTTTCACTGCGTTGTTCATGTTTTTTTGTTTTATACTGATGTAAAGCAATTACCGTGCCAAAGATATAGATATTAATTTATCTTCTCAAAAAGATGAAGAATATTTATTACTTTATCTTTTCCTGGTTGCGGCGCAATTATCGTGCCAATATATACAAAATCGGATTGCTTGTCTTTGATATCGTCTTCCCAGTGCATCCATTGGAATTTTCTTACCTGGCGCTCAGTTAACTCTATACCAGGATAAGTGTAACAAACCGTGGGGCGTCCAGTAACTGGATTAGCCATAAGGTTAATAATCTGAGACTTTAATGGCATAGGCATTGTAAAAGTCTCGCCGTTCGGAACTGTAAATATTGCGGTCTTCATTATATTTTATCTGATTTTTTAAATATTATTTTGTCGGGCTGGAAGTTAGGATCGGTATTATTTTTGACATTAGCCAGGGCCTGGGCCATCTTGTTAATATCGATATTAAAGCAATCCTTCACCTGGAGAGTTGGCATGGTTAAAACGATATTAACCGCAAAAGCACGCATAATATGTATCATGTTACTTTCGGTGTGCGGCATATCTACAACCCAAAACTCTTTTAACGCTCTTGTGGCCGGAGCAAATGATCCACCACCACCGCCGCTATAAGAAACAGCGTCCATGCTGGCGACTACGTTTTTCATTTCCGTCGCCTGGTTTATATCGTTTGTTGCCGCCTCTTGTTTAACACTCAAAGCAAGGAGGGCGTCGGTCTTGTTTGCTTTAGCTGTTGCAAAATCAACAAACAAAGTATCGAGGCCGGTTTTATATTTCTCGATATAAAATTTATTATCCCACGCTGAAAATATGCGTGTAAGTATTTCCTGTTTTTCCGGATCGGCGTCCTGAGGTATTGGCTGGTAAAATTCATTATCACGAACCAAACCTTTCAACCAAAGGACGTGGTTTGCAATGTTGTTAACCTCTATCTTTTCAAGGGCCGCCTCGTATTTTTCAGACTTTAATCTTTCGATTGTTTTTTCAACGAACGCCACGGCTTCATTATATTGTATCTGCGTCGTTTCAGTAAACCGGCGCAACTCGTCGGTGCGCTTTTGTTTTTTATCTAAATCGTCTTTTTCAAGTCGCTTTAATGGCAAAAGAGCATCGGATAACTCTTTTATATACTGCTCTATCTGTTTTTCCGGCTTCATTAACGCGCTGGTTACGGCGTCAATCTTTCCGGTGGGAACTTTCCTTTCGGTTTGGATGTCCTTGAATGCCGTTTTAAGATCGGCCAGGGTTTTTTCCGCCGCCGCTATATCTTCTACCTTAGTCGGCAGGGTCGGTTTCAACTTTGCTGCTTTATCTATTAAAGCCAGGTTAGTGAGCGACATGTTATACCCGAAGGTTTTCCACGCATCTCCTTTTTTTGTTGCGTCTGCTAATTGCTCCGCCGTTGGGGTGAATACTACTAATGCTGTACTGCTCATTTTGTTTTAAAAGTTTTGGATTATAGCAGACAACAATATTATCGCTGCAAGTTTTAGCCAAAAATAACGGCTATTTGATACGTTTAGATTCATAATGACCTTTTATGTTTTTATGATAAAATTTGCCAGCACTTTCCGCGCCGCACATTGAGTCGTAAACATCGCGAGGAGCTTCATAATCTATAACCGCTCCATCTCTTTGAAAGTAGATGGTAAGGTGATTTTCGGAGTACCGGATCTCCTTTATAAATGTGCTTTGCGGAACGTGCTGGTCAAAATTTTCCATTATAAAAATGATCTTTAATTTAAATCGTCGGACATAAAAAATAACGACCATACGCTTTAACGCCCATGTAATTATCGTTAAATTTATTATCTATATAAACAGAAAAATAACTTTCGATGTTACAGTCGAAACCGCCATGCAAAGGTGGCGGTGTTTTAAAATCAATCCCTGGATTCTCTTTCATTTCTTGTTCGAAAGATATATGCGAAGCTGGGGCAGATCCACAAGCTGTTGTGTTTACATTTTCTATGCAAATTACAGTCTTAATGCTGTTTTCATCGAAAGTTATTATCTCTGTTGTCATTTTATATCGTTTTCATGATATATAGCAATTACCGTGCCAAATTATATCAAAGGATCGTCAACCACTACTGGTGGCATACTCACCACTTCTTTTGATATATCTATTGCGCCTGGCATTTGTACCGGTATAGCCAACTTCGGCCTGCTATTTGCAAGTTCCTTTCCGGAGTCGGTAAGGAATTTCTTCAGCGCCTCATCTTTGTTTACGCGATCTTTGTGCAAGGTATAAAGCTGGCGTATCTCGTCAGCGGTGTTGCAAGCGAATATGAGACCATACATTTCATAATCAACGCCTGTGGCGGCTGGCGGCGGCGGCGGAGCATCTATGTTAAAGTCGGCTTCCACTACTGGCTGAGATGGCGCGGCAGGAGGAGGTGGAGGAGGCAGAGGGGGAGTATCACTACCGGCTGGAGTATTTTTGATCTTTTCGCGAATTTCTTTTATCATATCTTTTATGATATCGATTCCGTCCCACGCTTTTTTATTATCCTTCCATAGCTTATTCAATTCCGGAACTGTCTTTGCAGCCAGGATCAAAGGTTTCGCGATAGCTATAATAGCTTCAGGAGTATTTGCTTCCGGTTGCGCGGCAGGAGGAGGTGGAGGAGGCGGAGGCACGGCATTATTAGCAGCCGGTGGCGGTGGTGTAGGTGGGGGTGGCGCTGCTTGATAAACAGGAGGTGCGGTTGTTACCAACTCTTCGGCATCTTGCCAATCGTCATTCTGTATCTCGTTTTCTATTTTAGGATCAACAAAACGCTCATCATTATTAACAAGATTCAAAACCCTGTTTTCGTTTTGGTTCGTCCCTTTGCGCTTCATTGCTGCATTGATAACTTTTGCGCAAGCAAACTCTGGGTCTATCCACCCTAAATGAGAAGTGTATAAATGGTTCGCGCAAATAAGACGCGCGTGATCGTCTTGAGATAAACCTTCTTTATTCCTGCTTTTATCTTTGTGTGAAAAATAACGCAAGCGGTCGAATTGTGTATAACCGAGGGTGACTGTTTCCCAACGGGCGCACGGGCGAGCATGTTCATCAAACGCCGGTACTTGTATTTTAACGTTTGCGGTATCTACACGGCCGTCAGCCATATAAGTCACCCACGGACGCTGTATATCAAGTAGGCGTCCAGTTTGACGGCCTATCGATATTTTACCATCAGACGTCGGTTTAACCTCGAGAGCTTTAAACCACGCACCACCAATCTTTACACTACGAGTGGTGATATAAAGTAAACCTGCATCCGGATCGAGCGTCAGGTTTTTCTTTAGCGCGGTCTTTACTCCGGCTACGATGGTTTCGGGAAGACAATCAAGTATTTCCGGTTTAAATACCGCAGCGTAATTCAGGTATTCTAATTCCTGCATAACCATTGCTTTAACATCCACATTCTGTGGCATGTTTAACGACATCAATCTTTCGAGAGTCGGTACTTGCGGAGCAAGTAATAGCTGTAACTTTGTGTTTTCGCTCATTTTTATTTATAGATTAAAAAGGTAATTAAAACGGAAGGTCGTCGATTGTTTCGGGTGAGTTTAAATCTACTGGCCCGTTGGCTGTCTGTATTATATTAGGAGATGTGCCGTAAGCAGGAGGTGGTGCCGCGTTATTATTACGAGCGGGAGGTTGGTGTGTGTTTTGCGTTGTTTGCGATCCGCTCGCTCCTGCAGCCTCTACGCGCCAGGCGTCGAGGTTGGTAATATAATTAACTTTACCATCGCGCTCCCATTTGTTCCCTTTGATGTTAAAGCTAACCTTCACCTGCGATCCTTCGCTGAAGCGATCCAGTATGTCGCATTTGTTTTGCACCAGTTGCATCTTTGCGAAGTTGGTGTAAATGTTGCCGTTAATCTCTTCGGCCAATTCGAGAACGAATTCACGCTTCTTGAACTTTTCGCTCACTTGCTGCGTGTCGTACTTTACTAATAACTTACCTGTTACTTCTAAGCTCATTTTTTTATTTTTAACTGATTAAGAAAACTTTTTTGCTTACCGCTTTTAAGATTGGAGGCGAATTTAACGATGCCAGGATATTTAGTCTTTGACTCGTAACTGCGAAGATTAACATACGCTCCGAGAAAACCAAAGATTGAAATAAATGCCAGTAAAATCATAAACCAAAAGTAAAAAACTTTCCGGAATAAAAAAAATTATTTTTAAAAATTTTTTTATTGACTTTTAAATAGTACGTTTGCCATACAATACAACAACATTAATGAAAACGATCTTAAATCTCGCGGCATTGCGAAAGCTGATGAAAAGTCAGCCGATAGGCCAGCGTCTATGGTTATTCTTTAAAGGTTTTGCTTCTAACCTTTCTAAAGATCAGTGCCAGGACATGATATCTATACTGGAAAAGGAGCATAAAAAAAATATTGCTTACATTAAAAAAATGATGGAACAATGCACAAACTAACTATATCAGTAAACACGTTAAAGAGTTTATCGGCAAAATGCTCCGCCGTTTCGGGAGGCGCTTCTATTATACCGATACTGGATTATGCAAAAATAACCATAAGAGGTAAAGAGGTTATTTTTCAATCTACAGACACAGAAACGAGTATAGAAACGAAAGCCGATTGCGCCAACGCTTCCGGCGACTTTTGTTTCCTTTGGTCTATAAAGGACATGAATGATGTTTTATCTAAGTTGCCGGAAATGCCGGTATCTATAGAATATGACGAAGCGACTTTCAAGTTGTTTTTAAATACCATTGCCGGTAATTTTGAATATCAATCGGAGTCTCCAGATCTTTTCCCGCAACTGCCGGACGACGTTAACGATATAGAATTCGAGGTTATGGACGGTTTTCTTGATAAATTAAAAATAGCTGCAGATTTCACTTCCTCAGATACTCTTCGTCCGTCTATAACCGGAGTATTATTTGATATTATTGGCGGCGAGTTGTATGTTGTAGGGTGCGATATGTCGAGTTTGTATCTTAGCGAAGGATCGTTTTTATTCGAACTTGAATCGACATGTAATCACCAGGCTATTGTGCCAGGGAAAACTATAAAGAAATTATCTGCTTTCGAAATTAAAGGAGAGATAAAGATTTCTATAAACTCGGCATATATTATTTTCAAGACCGAAAAGACAAACATATACTCCAGGTTGGTTGATGCTAAATATCCTGATTACAGAATGATACTTCCAGAGTATCAAGGATACTTTTCTGTTGATCTTAAAGCGATCCAGCAATCTATAAGTCTGTTATTGACGGTTGCCAATAACGTCACTAACCAGATTGAGTTTACTTTAACCGGCAACTCGTTAGAGTTGAAAGCCGCAGACGAAGGTTTTGGCAAGCGCGGGAAGTCGCCGGTAATAGAAGTAAAGAATCACCAGGTAAATAACTTTTCGTTTACTCTTAATGGTTCAATGGCTCAAAAAATATTCCGTAATTTAAAGTCTAACGCTATATTTTATAACGACGGGTTTTATAATAAAGCGTTTATATTTAAAACAACTGGCGGTGCGGATACTTATTTGCTTATGCCATTAATGACATTATCTAAAAACTAATTTTTTAATCACAATAAATAAACAAAAAAAAATGGCAGAAGTAATCAACTGGAGGGCCGAAGAACTCCGCAGCAACTTTGTACCGGACGGAACTCAATCAGGAATGAAAAAAGGTACTATCGATGTTATCGTACAGCGAAACGAAACGCCTAAAATAGTCGGATCGGTTATAACCGGCATCGGCGGCGCGTCCTACGCTGTTAAATCGATAGTAGAACAAAGGGAGGCAAAAGGGCACTATCCGACAAAACATACTCGCCCAACCTTTCAACGTTTACAGGTAGAATATACTTCTTAATATGGCTTTAGACTTATGGGGCCAGGAGATCGAGGAAAACGAACTCCTGAGGGATAAATTTATCGAACCGCCGTTCTCTATTTTAGATACGAAAACCGGATCGTGGCAAAAGCGCAAAAAGATGTGGAGCCTTCTGGGGATCAAATCAGAGGTGGGCAGGGATTGTAAACTCTTTTCGATGGGAACGTCGAGTTATACTAACAAAGAGGAGTATAATGATAAAGAAAGCACAAAACTGAATACTTCCATCTTTGACCCTGCGCTTACAGAAGTTCTTTATCATTGGTTTTGTCCGGAGGGTGGTACTATTTTAGACCCCTTTGCCGGAGGTAGCGTGCGCGGCATTGTGGCCAATTACCTGGGCTACAAATATACCGGCATAGACATCCGGCCCGAACAGATCGAAAGCAATTACGAGCAAGCTCGCGTAATCGTACCTAATAACCTGCCGAACTGGTTAACCGGAGATAGCGACAAAGTTCTGGATGAAATATTTGATACTTTTGATCTTTTATTTTCCTGTCCGCCTTATGCCGATCTCGAGGTGTATTCGGAATTACCAGGGGATATTAGTAATATGAATTATCCAGAGTTTCTTTTATCTTACCGATCAATAATAAATAAAGCATGTCGCCAACTTAACGACGGCGGTTATGCGATATTCGTAGTAGGCGAGGTTAGAGATAAAAATGGTAATTACATAGGCTTCGTGCCTGATACTATCGACGCTTTCCGCGACGCCGGTATGCAATTTTATAACGAGGCGATATTACTTAACGCAATAGCCTCCGCATCTATGCGCGCGAATGGAAATATGAAAAACAAAAAGCTGGTTAAGATACACCAAAACGTACTGATATTTAAGAAAGTAAAATGATCGCAGTAAACGAGTTAGAGGCATATCAGGAGGGGTATTGTTTAAATGTCGCTAAGAAAATAGCGGCAGGGAAAAAGCGTATTGTTTGCCAGCTTGCAACCGGCGGCGGTAAGACTGTTATATTTTCTACAATCGTTGATAGGTATGTCAAAAAAAGCGGTAAGCGAGTTTTTATAATGGTGCATCGCGATGAGCTTTTAAATCAAACCAGGAAAACGCTTTACAAATGGTATGAGATAGTCAGTTCATCCGTTCAGGCTAAGATTAAAGAAGTAAGTTTCGCCGACGTATATGTTGCAATGGTCGAGACGCTGCACAACCGGATCAAAAAACCAAACTTCGCTCCGTATATCAAGGACGTCGGAATGGTTATAGTAGACGAGGCGCACATAGGAAACTTTAAAAAACTATTCCCATATTTTAACGACGTTATCTTGCTCGGTTTTACCGCGACGCCTATTGCATCAACACGGAAAGACCCTATGAAGAACCACTTCGAGGATATAGTATGTGGGCCGCAAATAAGGGAATTAATTGAGCTAAATAAAACTAAGCGCGACCGCTACCTGGTTCAGAATAGAACTTACGCGATCAAAAATATAAATCGTAATGACTTAAAGATAACGAACGGAGAGTTCGATGAGTCATTTATGGGAGATATGTTTAGCAAAAAGAAGCAAGTGCAAAACACAATCGATGCATATATAAAATATAGCATCGGCACGAAAACTCTTTGCTTTAACGCCAACATAGCTCACTCGAAACTTGTTAATCAGCAATTTATCGAGGCCGGTTTTAATTCGCGCCACCTTGATGGAGAAAATATTCCTCAGCCTGGGGAGTATTCCTGGTTACCGGACGGGTGGAAAGGAGACTACGATTCGTGGCGTGCCGATTGCTTTAAATGGCTACGCAATACACCGGACGCGATCCTTAATAATGTGGGTATAGCCACAACCGGTTTCGACGACCCTACAATACAAACGGTAATCGTTAATTCTGCTATGCTGTCGGTTACGCTGTGGCTTCAAAAGTGTGGGCGCGGCGGCAGGCCTTGCCTATATTCGGACGGCACGTTTAAGGAACACTTCACTATTATTGATCTCGGCGGAAATGCAATGGCTCACGGCGATTGGTGCGATGATCGCGACTGGGAGGATATATTCTTTAACCCTAAAAAACCTGGCAACGGCGTCGCGCCTGTTAAGGATTGTCCGGAATGCGATTTTATTAACCATGCCGCCGCCAGGGTTTGTAAAGGTTATGTCGACGATGATTTGTTTGGCGAAATACCTTGCGGATTTGTATTTCCAATTAAGGCGGCAGAGGTTGATATTGTACCGGCAGACTTCATTTTAGTAACCAAAGGGATTGACGTAAATAAGACAATAGCATTTTTTAAGGATCGCTCCGAGTATTTTTCAATGTTCGAGATGATAAAACATATTGCTCAATACGCCCGTAATACCATATCCGAAAACGAGTTAAACGAGTTGCAGCTTGAAAATATTTTCGCCAACGCATACGACAAGGTGCGGGAATGGTGTAAATTAAAGGGAAAAAGAAATAACGGATGGTATAAGAAAATGTGTCGCGATAAAATTAAAGAGGAACTAATTAAATTAGGATTTAATGTCAGAGAGCCAGAAAGTATCGAGAATTGATATATTTGGCGAACCAATTCAGGAGAATGAATTGCTTCGCGATAAATTTATAGAGCCACCATTTTCAGTGCTTGATACGAAAAGCGGATCGTGGCAGGCGCGTAAACGTTTGTGGGGGACGTTAGGCATTAAGAGCGAGGTGGGCCGAGATGCAGTTGTATATGATACCACTAATTTCTTTAAGGACGAGCGGTATGGTAAAAAACGCGAAGGAACAATGAGCGAAACATCTATCTTCGACCCAGCGCTTACCGAAGTTCTTTACCGTTGGTTTTGCCCAGAGGGTGGTTCTATTATTGATCCCTTCGCCGGAGGAAGCGTCAGAGGAATAGTTGCTAACTATTTAGGGTATAAATACACTGGTATAGATATAAGACAAGAGCAGATAGACTCAAACTACGAGCAAGCTCACGTGATCGTACCTAACAATTTACCAAACTGGATTGTCGGCGATAGTAACCTGGTTTTAGAAGACCTTTTCCTTGAAGAATATGATATGGTTTTTAGTTGTCCACCTTACGCCGACTTAGAGGTGTATAGTGAAATATCTGGCGATATTAGCAACATGAAATATCCAGAGTTTATGATCGCTTACCGATCAATAATTAAACGCGCGTGCGATCTATTAAAGCCAGGGGGCTATGCAGTTTTTGTTGTAGGCGAGGTGCGCGGCAAGGACGGAGGATATATTGGGTTTGTACCAGATACAATCAAGGCGTTCCGATCCGTCGGGATGGCATTTTATAACGAGGCTATTTTATTAAACGCAATCGGCACGGCAATGTTGCGTGTCGGTAAAACTTTCAAATCAGGTAAATTAGTAAAAGTTCACCAAAATGTTTTAATCTTTAAAAAATGATACCTCCGTTTTATTATCTTAAATTATTTATAAAAGAAAAAGGAATAACAGAATGGCTTTTGATAAAACAGAATATATTTAGGTCTTATCATCCGTATCGTTTTTTAAGAAATTCTCTCGACACGACGACTTATGATGATTTTAAAAATGGAATGATGTTATGGGCAAAAATGCAGAGAAAAATAAAATAAAAAGTGATAAATATCAGGAAATGTTATTTACCGCATCGTGTGCGGCCCTGGGCGGCATTATGGCAAATTGTTACAGTACACAACATAACTCATCGAACGCGGCAGAAGAAGCCGTAAACGAAGCAAGAGCGCTGCTGCGTGAGTTGGGCTATGAAGTGGAATAATAAATTTGTAACTTAGTTTAATTAAGAGCAAAAAATGGCAACCAATAAGACAAACCCTCGCAGGGTAAGGATCAACTGTTATCAAAATAAAGCGTGGTTAGAGGAGGTACACGGTTTCAGGCACAATTCGGTTGTAGAAACTTTAGACGTGCCGATCAATACACCCGACGCCAATGGCTTCGAAGTATGGATCACCTCAAAAAATGTGGCAACACATTTATCTTCTAACGACTATACCTTGATAAATTAAATGCAATCAGTTATATCTTTATTCTCGAATATTAAGGAAACAACAGGCGGGAAAGACATTAACGTCGATCTCTTTCTCGATTGTATCCGTAACGGCAAGTGGCAAGACATCGCACTACCGGTACGTGTTGCATTATCTAAAACAACCGACAAAACCGAGCGGCATAAAATAAAAGGGAAGCTCCCTTATGTTACTATATCCGGTAAATTTTCAGAAAGAAATATAAAAGGTTTAGTAACCCACTCCGGTCTTATCTGTATAGATATAGACGACGTCGATCCAGAGGAAACGAAGTCGCGGATATGTATAGACAAACACGTTTACGCGGCCTATACAAGTATTAGCGGCACGGGCCTGGCGGTATTGTTTAAGATCGACCCAGCGCGGCACTCCGATGCGTTTGACGGGCTACAGGAATACCTTTACACAACTTATGATATAATAGTAGACTCATCGTGCCGAGACGTTAGTCGGGCCAGGTATGTTTCTTTTGATCCGAGTTTATACATAAACGAAAAGTCCACAAAGTTTGCGCACTATCCTAAAAAGAAAGCGCCAACCAAAATAGACAAAGTAGTTTACGCGCCAGGGGATTTCGAAAACCTTATTAACGAAATAGTTAATCGCGGTTTGAATATTTGCGAAAGCTATCCGATCTGGCTTCGTTGCGGTTTTGCATTGGCGGAAAAGTTTTCAGAAGAAGGGCGCGAATACTATCACGCTATTTCTCAATTCTCGGCAAAGTACAGCAGGGCCAGTACGGATAAACAGTACACGTACTGCGTAAGGGCCAAAAATACCGGCATAACTATTTCCACGCTTTACTATTACATTAAACTGGCCGGAATACCGCTATACTCTAAGCAAACACAAATAATAGCCTCGGCAGCAAGCACGGCCCAAATAGGTGGCCGCACTAAAGCCGACACGATCAAAAACCTGGAGCAATTCGAAGGAATACCGGCGTCCGAAAGTACGGACATAGTTAATCAGGTTTTTGATAATCATATCGTAATAGATACAGACGATTCGATGGTCGGCGCTGTCGAGCAATGGCTGAAACACAACTACGTTCTCCGGCGCAATAGTATCACCCGCTACATTGAAAGCAATGGCAAACCGTTGCAACAAAAAGACTTTAATACTATCTATGTAACCGCTAAAAAGATTTTCGAGAAGCTGGATTACCCATTGCTCGACAAGATCATAAACAGCGATTTTACTCCTACTTACAATCCTTTGCATGAATACTTCAGGGATAATGTAGCGGTGGACAACCCTGGCGCAATCGGCGACCTTTGGAATACGATCAAAACAGACAATCCCGATTATTTACGCAAGTTCGGAACCAAATGGCTGGTCGGCGTGATCGCTTCGGCGTTCGGCGAGCACAGCCGTTTGTTGTTGGTGTTTGTATCCGAGAAGCAAAACATAGGCAAGACGGAATTCTTTCGCCGGTTGTTTCCTAAAGAACTTCAGCCGTACTACGCGGAAAGCAAATTGGATGCCGGTAAGGATGATGATATACTTATGACGCAAAAGCTCGTCATCATGGACGACGAAATGGGTGGCAAAAGTAAAAAAGACGAAAAGCGTCTAAAGGAGCTTTTATCTAAACAAGTTTTCACGCTCCGCGAACCATACGGGCGCAACAATGTCGACCTCGACCGGTTGGCGGTGCTATGCGGTACAGCTAATGATAAAAAACTCATTAATGATCCTACCGGAAACACCAGACTATTGCCGGTAACCACCGACGGGTTCGATCACGCTACATACAATACAATAGATAAAACAGAGGTAATAATGGCTGCGTATCATTTGTATAAGGCCGGTTATAATTGGCGGTTGACTAAGCAAGACATCGCGGAGCTCGCTCTTAATACAGAGGATAATATTAGCTATACAAATGAATACGAGCTTATAAGCAAATATTTCCGGCCAGCCCCTCCGGAGCGATTTAAGTTTGCCGAGCAAATGACGGCCACGGACGTTAAGGTGGAACTGGATCGGCTAACCGGTTTAAAGCTAAGTCCGAACCGTATAGGGCAGGAGTTGCAAAGTTTGGGGTTCAAGCCACATTCGGTACGTGTGGAAGGCGTGCCAAAGAAGAGCGTCTACTATGTAGAAAAGTTAACGCCAGGGGACAAACTAAATAATCCGGCCCCAGTAAATTACACGGAGCCGGATCGTAAAGAAGGGGAAGATGATGTACCTTTTTAAACTGCGTCGCAACTTTCTTCGCAGCCGTCAGTTGAATCTAGCTCTGGATCAAAAAACATTAATAAGTGTAGCTGGATTGCAGATTCGTTAATTTTATCAAACGGCAGTTTGCTGTCTTCTAATAAATCCTGAACGCTTTCGTGTTTTCTAAAAAAAGTAATAGGCGCAATCCTTCCGCCAGACTGAGTAGGTGGGATAAAATTTCCATACTTTATCTCCATTTCATTCCACCATTGCGCAATACCTGGATTATCTAGAAGTAATGTCAAATGTTTTCTCTTCGATTTCTTCCAGCACATATCGCAGTTACCTTCCCAGTTTTTTAAATTTAAACTGAAGTTTTGTCCGGCCCACCATCCCTGAACCATAGCTGAATTTATTTTCCATTCTGTAGCTAATGGATATATCGCAAATTTGTAATTTGCGTTCTTTATTAAGCGCGAAGGTTCGTCTATTCTTATTCCGATAGCCACCTCGGATTCATCGAGTCGGTGATCTTTTAAATAATTAACTGTAGGGTTTGTTTTTAATTCTCTACTACAATGTTTGAAAGATGAATTCGGTATTCCGTGTTTTTTTATCATATCTTCAAACGGTTCGCCGTTTCGACTTGCGGTTATAAAATCGACAACCCTATAACTGGCACTTTTTCTTTCTCCGTGATGTTGAATAGACTCTAGCCATATAACGCCTAAATGCCACTCTTCATCACATTTTTTTACAAACTCGAGTGTGGCTTCTTTTTCTTTGCCAGTATTATTAAATATTATTATTATTTCCCTTTTTCCTCTGTATTTATCTATAAGTAACTTCGTCATCATAGCCGATGTCTTCCCACCAGAAAATAATATCACTAATTTTTTCATAAAATAAAGTTACCTTATTAAAAGTATTTTTTTTAGTATTTATCTTCGTCGTAAGCTAAAAAACCGACACGCTCGTTATAATCAGACATTAACGCTTTCATTTGCGCGGCCAGTTGTTTCTTTACCTTTTTGTCAATGGTTTTTTCGTAATCGTTATGCAGGCCGTCGATTGCATCCTGCATCTCGGCGAGAGTTAATTCTTCGATTTGATCCTGGTCTTCCATTTTGTTTGGTTTTACTGATATACAGCATTAATCATGCCAAAAAAATAAAAATCCAGATTATTATCTATGGATTTTTATTTTTAAATCATATTAAATAGTTGCTAATTTCTCTGCTTCGGCGCATCGTTTAATATCTTCCATTGCCACTTCATTTGTTTCGTAAAACCGAACCGGACTTACTTCTATTTCCGGAGACGACTTATGATATATTTGCATTGCTGCAAATAATGTAGTTGTGCGTGACTCTAATTCTTTACCAGCCGATCCTGCTAATACGACAACCCACCCTGCTCTGCAGTGTGTTGTTTCGCATTTGTGCCACGATCCCATATCAAACGCGCCAGGATTGCTAACTGCATCAAAAACCATCTGGTGTATATTAGGGATGACAGGAACTTCGAATGCCGGAGCATCACCTTTTTTACCGCTACAATCGTTACAACGGCTACAACGGCTACAACGGCTACAACCGCTACAATCACTACAACCGTTACAACCGCTACAACGGCTACAATCACTACAACCGTTACAACGGCTACAACCGTTACAACCACTACAACCGCTACAATCACTACAACCGTTACAACGGCTACAACGGCTACAACGGCTACAACGGCTACAATCGCTACAACCGCTACAATCACTACAACCGTTACAACCGCTACAATCACTACAACCGTTACAACCGCTACAACCACTACAACCGTTACAATCGTTACAACGGCTACAATCACTACAATCGTTACAACGGCTACAACGGCTACAACGGCTACAATCGCTACAACCGCTACAATCACTACAACCGTTACAACCGCTACAACCGCTACAATCACTACAACCGTTACAACCGCTACAACCGCTACAATCACT